CCATGCGCAGTGACCCGCCGATGGAGCGCCAGTCAGGTGACACCTGCCCCGACGCGCGCAGCGCGTGAACCTGCCGCTCGGTCGCCCACGGCCGGACCGCGCCGGCCACCCAGATCCCGTGCTTGTCGTTGCCGATGACGACGTCGGCGACCACGAACGCGGTGTTGTCGTAGTGACCTGCGGCGCGGTTCGCCGACCAGCTCAGCGGCGCGTGACCGATGTCCGCGGTGATCTGTCCCACGGGAATCTTCTCACCCGTCGCGCAGAGGACGTGACCGGTGAGGAAGTACGGGTGGTTGTTCTCGAACGGCGGTGTGACACATTCACCTGGGTAACCGATGTGGCACTGACCCCACTCGGCCGCGTGACCGTAGACCCGACCCGCGTCGGTGACGATGATCGGCGTCGCCACGGTGAACTTCGGGTCGGTGAACCACTCCCGCGGCGGACGCCACGCCGCCTCCTCGGCGGCCGCCACGAGCGCGTCGGTGTCGTCTTGGAACGGCGGTGGTTCCTGGTCCGCATCCCGGAGGTGCGCGGCGAGGTGATCGTACACGCCGCGCGGGTTTGCCACGTCCGTTCCCCCGCGACCACCGTGAAGAACACCGATCCCGGTGCTGCACGCCGTGAGGTTCGCCGCGCCGACGGCGCCGTCCGCGCCGATCTCGTGGTGAATGAACTTACCCGCGGACTTCGGAAGCTCACCGTCCTCCGCCGCACCTTCGTCAACCCAGGCGTACGCCTTCTTCGCGGTCGCCACCGGAACCGGACTTGGGAGATTCTTCTCGTTCGCCGGTCCGTCCCACGCGCCGTCGTTCGTGTCAGTGTGGTGAACGGTGACGGCGTCGAACGCGGTCACGCCACTCGCGACCAGCTCGTCTCGAGGCTTAAGCGTGATGGCCGCGTCGACGAACGCGGGAATGTCGCACAGCGTCGCGGCGCGGATTCGACCCGCGTGGAATATCATCTTCTCGGGTGTACCGAAGAGGATCGAGAGGATGTCTCCATCGTCCTCGACCTCGGTGTCGTCGCCTTCGGGCCACACGTATTCCACGTCCGCGTCGGTAATGTCGTCCGCGTCGATCGAGATACCCGCGAGGTAGCCGTCCCCCACCATACCCAGCGCACGCAGGCCGTTCGGGTCCTTCACGTTGAACGTTCCCGAACCCATGATACGACTGCCGTCGCGCCAGATGCTCTCGATCCGACCGACGTTCACCGCGAGGGTACGCTTCTCACCGCCGTGACTGTCCTCCATGTTCCACCGCAGGGGAATGACGGTGGACGTAGGATCAGGCCAGGTAATGGAACCTTCGGCGAACTCGCGACCGTCGCCGGTCGTCACACCTTCGACGACGAGGACACCCTCCCAGGTGTTTACCCCCTCGAAGGCGGGTGGGTCATCGCCTACCTCGAGGTCGACCGCGTCACCTTCCATACCTGTCTTCTTCTTATTCTTGTTGTCCTTGAGACGCTTGTCTGCGGGAGTGCCCGGATTTGGCTTACCACCTAGCTCGGTCTCGTCGAGCACCGTCATCGAGCCACCCCCCAAGGGAATGTCGGCGTTCTCTCCGGCGAACGCGACGCGGATCCGGTCGAACGTAACAGGTCCGACCCGGTTCAGCAGCTCCGTGAGAAGAGAGGGATCGTTCGAGTACGCCGCGCAGACGTGAGGAACCCACGGCGTATGCTGCGCGGGCAGCTTAGGAAAGTCGTCGCCGACGGCGTACGTCGCGGCCAGCAGCGCGTCGCCGACGTGATCACGTACCTGCGTGAGGCAGTTGTCACCTTCACCTTCGCCGCAGGTTGGGTCGTCACCCACGGCGTACACCCAGGCAGGTGTGTCAGAGGTGGGATTCCACAGGTCGGCGCCAAAGATTTTCCCAGTTACCAGGTCGATCACACGCCTACTAGCCACATCTTCAACCGCGGTGATAAGTGCTTGGCGGGCGTCGTCCGGCCACTCGGCTGCCTCGCCGAGGTAGTAGAGTGTGAGATGAAGTTCGTCAGTGGGTTCCGCGTCCGGCGAGTCGACCGTTAAAGCCTCGGGATCTGCTGGCACGAGGGCGACCATGGCGCCGGTGTGCTCGTCACTCACAGCGGCTGTCAAGCTAAGCGTACTGGCCGCGGCAGCCTCGGGTAACCAGGTGACGCTACGCTCCGTGACGTCGACAACGGTGACCGAAGCAACCGTCGGTTGTAGATCTTCCGGATGCCAGATGAAGCGTTCCTGAATACTATGCTGCGAAGGTATTATCGTCACATCAACCTCCCGGCTGTCTGATGACCTCGAGGTCGATGTAACGTACCCCGGCGGCCTCCTCGTCACGCGTCATTCGATAGACCGTTCCGCGTGGGAGAAGTGTCTCGCCTTGAGTCCAGCCTCCATACTGACTACCGTCGAGAGCGATGACCTTCTTCCCGGCCGGGACGTGGATCTTAACGGTTGTCTCGACCCCGCCGTAACCAGCAACTGCGCTCTTGTCCGTGGACGCAGAGTTGTATCCAAGGTCACTCCACGTCGTACCGGCTTGTCCTACAGGGCCGAAGATCTTCTTCCCATCTCCTACGCCGCGGTAGCACACGATCGGCTTATCGATCGGCGGGCTCTTCGCGAACAGGTCGTCTGTACCGCGTACGACGTCCCGGTCGCGATCAGTTAGCTCACCCGATCGAAGCTTCCGGTTGATCGTGTTTCCAAGTAGTTGATACTCACCAACAGCACGCGTGTTGTGCGATGGTATTGAACGCCACGCGGTGTCACCCTCGAGCGGTCGTGCACCGGTGACCTCACCCTCCTTCTTATCATCACTATCACCTCCACTGTCATCACCGCCTCCGCTACCTCCGCCTCCACCTGGCTTCCAACGGCCGTCCTTCGCGCGTGGCTGCGTCGCGCTGCCAAGTAAGAGAGCAGTAGCTGTTAGTGACTTAATCCGGTCGGTTCGCTCGACCGCGAACGCACCACCGATCACCTCGTCGAAGTCGTACCTCATCAACCACTCCCGAGTACGTCGACCTGGCGAACGTGAATCACGTAGTAACCACGCTTACCTTCGGGCTTCTCAAGTCTAGTGATCTTAAACTGCCCACCCGCGATCCACTCCTTCTCGCTGGCAAACTTACTTAACCGCTCGACCGGGAGTGCGTGAATAGGTCCCTCCACGACGACCTTCACCTGCACAATTCCCTTTGGGAACGACGTGCCGTTAGGTGACCGCATGAAACCCTCGGCCTTACGCTCGCTGGACGTGAACGAGCTCATGTTGAGATCTAGCGGGCGACCCGTGGCGTACCGCTCCTCGAACGCGTCGAACCACGCGTTAACGTCGACCGTCGGATCGGGCTTAACGCCGAAGCCTCGGTAGAGTTGCGGCACCTGATCTTCAGGGTAGTGGTTCACAGCCTGGACGAAGTCTTCCACACGACGCCGCACCGCGGCGCTCAGCGGCGGATCACCTTCGAGGTACGCCGCGACCTGCTTACGCATGTTCACAACCCCGCCGCGGGTCTCGGTAAAACGCTTGATCAAGCTAAGAACGTTTCGGCCTCCCTGCGTCTTCTCAAGTTCCTTGCGGATCGCGACCTCAGACTTCTTACTCGCGGGGTCGAGAGCTGCCATCTGCTGCTCGGTAAGACTTGACGTCGTCAGCGTAGCCGGTGGGACGAGAGTCTCGGGTGGTCCGACGAGCGCCCGAAGATCGTCGTCGACGACCTCGTACCCGAGTGTGCACCGGCAGTTGATCACCTCTCCGGCGGGTGCTCCGGGATCGTGAGGTCGGTCGAGGTGGTGACCCCCGACGAGGAACGTGCCGTCGAGCGGTACCTTCTGCCCGTCGACCACGTGGTGAGACGCGCGCGTCCGCGCACCCGCGGTGGCGATCCACTCCTTCGTCGCGGGTAAGCCGATCTCACGCATCTCCGCGAGGGATCCCGCGTTCACGGCGCCGTTTACCTCGGTACGCGCGACCACACCCGCGCGCGGGGCACTCACGTCCAGACTTCCTCTTACGCGCTCCTGGAGCTTCGCGACACCCTCACCCGCGTGAACCCCCGCGATCAGCTCGGTTCGCGCGTTCGCCCAGAGCTCGTCGCCGATCCCAACGAGGTGATTTCGCTGGAGTTCCAGTGACACCTCGGCCACCTGGTTAGGAACACGTGGGATCAACGCCGCGTGCGGTGGAAGCCCCTCCGGCGTCGCAGGTCCCGGGTTGTCGTCGGGAAACAGTTCGATCCCGGCAGCCGTAAGAACCGGGGAAACCGTAAGAGCCTGAGCGGAGTGGGCTACGCCCGCGTGCACGACGTTGACGCCGTGCCAGAACGACTCCGCCAGCGCAGGCATGAGGGTCACGTCGACGTGCTCAACCCACCACGTCGGCATCTTCCCGATGTCGTCCGGTGTCGGCGACGACGTAAGCTCACGTGCCGCGCTCCGCAGGGTCGTCTTCGCGACGTTGAGTACCACGTCGGTGAATCGATCTCCCAGCGTCGCCAGGTCCTGCAGCGTAGGACCCGGAACACGTGCCACTACTTCACCCGGCCAGGTTCAACCTGCTCGATAAGCTTAACCTCTAGCGCGCTGAACGTAAGCCGTCCCTGACCCGTCATACCGATGTGATACACACCCGTCTGCCCCGGCGCCTGGCTCTTCGGGTGATCACGTGCGGCCCATGTCATTGGACACTTGTGAGGTGTCCGGCCACACCGGTTGGGGTGGAACACGGACCACTCACCGGTAGGAGTAATCCGTAGGTAGTGCTGGCGGACCTCCTTGTCCGTCAGCTCGAGTAACGCACGCACGTGGGTACCCGCGGGTACCTCCTCGTCCGGTGCCGGTGGCTCCGCGTCCTGCGTGTCCGGCGGCGCTCCCAGGCCATCACCTTCGGTCTCAGGTGCGGGCTCCGGGGTGGATGTCTGACCCGTGACCGCGGAAGCGCCGCCGGACAACGTTCCGTGAAGTATGTCGGTGAGGGCGGCGTACCCCACCTGCGGGTTAACGGCAAGCTTCTTAAGGCCCATCTCGACGACCTCGGCGGTGGTCGGCGCGTCGGCCTCGTCCATACCGATCTCACGTCGGTACGCCTTGGGAGACAACTCAAGTCGGTCGTACGCCTCGGTCGCCTTCGCCGACTTGTCCGGCCGCTGCGCGATCTCGGAGGCGTCGTACCAGACGACCCAACCCTCGGGATCTTCTCCCATTCCCTTGAGCATGGGAGTGAGGAACGCGAACGTGAGCCCGTGACAGATCAGCTCGACCGGCGGTAAGATGTGAATCTTGATCGCGGATTCCTCGAGCTGCCAGCTCGACCAGTGATTCACGTCTCCCATGCCGGTGAGTACCTCGGGTGGGATGTCGACGTGCGTCGCCAGCCGACGGATCGCCGAGTCGCGCTTCTCGATGATCTTCTCGTCCTGCGCGGTCGTGAAGTCGATGTGCTTGATCTTATCGACGAACTCCGAGGGTACCCGCATCGGGATCGGAACGGTCGCAGCGGCGGTACCGGGAGTAGCGATCGCCTCACGTGCGGTCTCGACCCACTCACGTGTAAACGGATCGAGATCTTCGAGGAACTCCTCGCGGACCGGAAAGGTGATCTCTTCAGGAAAAATGATGACGCCAGCACTGGCGAGTCGTGAGAGGTAGTTCGCTTGGATGGCGCGGTTCACCAGCTCAAGTTCACGCATCGTACCCAGTGCGGCGCGCGTCGGCGAGTCGGCGTGCCAGCGGATACGCTTATGCGGTCGCCACACCCGACTCACGTAGTAATCTTGAGCCAGGTTGCGCCACTGCGAGCCACCGGTCTGGAGTGAAGCCTCGGCGTCCACGATCTGGATGACACCACTCTGCCACCGAAGCTCGTCGGCGGAGATGATCTGCCAGGTTCGCGTTCCACTGATCGTCTCACCAACGACGAACGCCTGCCCGGGAACGTCGAGGAGGGTGGACATCGTCGCGAGCATCTCGGCGCGCCCACTGACGTTGCCCGCGAGCTCGGCTATGAGATCAGACGCGGGTCCCGCGTCAATGATCTTAGGTTCATCTTGTCCCGGTTCGACGCGCGCGGCGCGGAGCCGGATACGTGAGATGGCGGCCGCGCGCCAGTCGACCGCGAAGCGGAACTCACCTAGCGTGTCGTACAGTCCCCAGGCTTCCTCTGTCCACGACTCGTGAGGAGCGACCAGTCGACTACGACCAAGTTTAACCGTGGTCGCAGCGGCGGCCAGGGCGGACCGGCGGGGTGGGTTATCACTCGACGCCACGTGCGCGACCTGGACGGTAGCCGGCACACGTGAACGTGAACTCCAGATAGCCACACCCCATCCCCCCTCACCGACGAACGTAGCCTAGACGGAGTGTTACCACCGTGGCTACTACCTCTTAACACGTCACGGAGTGGGTGCAGTGGGTGCAGCAAGATTTGATCTTTCGCGGTGGCTGCGAGAGGCGCCAGACCGCGATCACTTCGTAGACGCAGGCTGACAAGATAAATCCGTACTGCTGGGTTACGAGCGCGTAGGCTACCCACACCCACTCGTCGACCAGCGTCACCCACCAGCCAACTCGAGGTCTTACCTCCACGAGTAGAAGTCCGAGCACACCCAGCAGTGAGAGAACGTAGCTCCACACAGTTCCTGGTTCCACCTTCCTGTTCCCGGGGCTCGAGCAGGAAGATCTGACCGTGGTTAGGGGTTAAAGATCTTCTCTTCGGTAGACAGCAGCGCACCTTCAGGTTGGGTGACCGGTTCCTCGCGGTTGTAGATGAGAACGCCGATCGCCCAGGTCGCGAACCACGTGAACGGGGGCATAGGCACTCCCGCAGGTAACCAGACCCACGCGGCGCAAGTCACCGTCAGCGACACCCAGCCGGACGCGCAGTAGCGACACGACAGTAGGTCACCGATCGACCGGCGTACGCCTCCACCTCCCGGAGACTTCTCTGACCACCGCAGGATGGCCTCACGGGGGAGACGAACCGGGGGAAACTCGTCGTCTACCACGAGTCGTGTGGCGCGGTACGTCACAAGACCGAGCACCACAAGTAGTATGAGATACGCGAGCACTACGCCGTTCCCTCCTCGTCCGCGAGACGCCTAAACATGTCGAGACATCCGACGTTCGCCTCACTCGGTGACAGACCCGCGGCGCGCGCCACTGTCGCGTTCACAACCGCGTAGTGTGACGTGGTGAGCTGACGTGCTACCTCGAGAGGATCGCCGAGGAGGTAGCTACCACCCGGGGTCGAGAACTCAATTCCCACGGCGACGTCGTCCCCGTCAGAGACGAGGCCAACACGCGGCTCACACCGCGGACGGCGGGTCGCGTCAGGTGGCACCTGCGACGGGTGGGTCATCATCCCTCACTCACTCGGATATTCATCTCGCGTTGATCGTAACGAGTTCACCGACCGTTACCGCACAACCGTGCTACCTATAGCTCCCTAATCTCCCTTAAGCCTATACTTTAGGCGAATGATCTCCAACTTCGCGTCCCTGAGTTGTCTGTCTACTTCGTCGAGACGCTCCACCACTGCCTTGTACTTGCCTGCCTGATCTTCGGCGTCGTCGCGCATCGCGAGAACCTGCGCCCGAAGCATTAAGACGAGCTTTTCGGCCGTGCTGACGGCGACCGAGTCAGCCTCTTCATCTAACTTCCTCAACTCGGGCTTACGGCGAAAGTAAGCCACCCCCGCTTGAACGATGGAACCACCGAACGCGATCTGCGCGACCGAGATCAGCACATCAGTCACGGCCGGCATCCGTAAGTCCTCTCTCAAGTACACCGAATCGCTTGGCTCTATTCAGGATGTGGACAGCCTTGTTGACGCACCCGAGAGCGATGCAACCAGAGACGATCGCGGCGACGACACCTTGAAAACCTAGACCGATCGCCACCGTTACGGCGTAGAAGCCATATCCACCCGCCAGCATCCACAGACCAGGAATCTCCGTGACCAACTTGCGTCGATACAGACCCGAGATCTTCAGTACCCCACCTAAGGCAAAGAAGAACCCCCACGTGTGCGCGACGTAGTTCGCACTGTTGTGCAGAGACCGCGACATCCCGAGACTGATGTCATCACCGATGAACGCCGCGAGTATCCCGATAATGACACCTCCGATAGCCACGAAGGTACCGAACGGATTCAACTCTAAGATCTCGTTCGTAGTCGCCAATCTTCGATGCACCATCGTTAACCCTCCCGAGAGACGTCACTCGCCACGGGGCCAAGGCGGTAGTGGAGCTTTACCCACACCGTTCCACGCGACAGCCCAGCTTTCCTCGACGAGCACAGTCGCGAGATCTCTCCCGTCCGCCAACGTGATCACGGCGTCCATGCGGCCACCGTACTTATCGTCCTTAACGCTGGTCAACACGACGCGGGTGTTAACCGGGAGCATTAACGTGAGGTTTGCGCGTGCCTCAAGACCACCGGGCATACTCTTCTCCCGCGCGTTGATACCCTAGTATGCGAAAGGGAACGTCGCGACGCCACGTGTGAAATCCCTGGTCGACGTCCAGCTTCACCGTGTCGCCGTCCGTGACGGCTACCACGTACGCGTAGTAATCCCAGACGATGCTAACCCACCACCCTCCGACCGATGACCGACTCTGTCGCGGCCCGACCCCCGAACGTACCGTGACCCGTGAGTCGTGCGGTCGACACAAGCTTGAGGTGCCAGGCGCACCACACCTTCGCGTCGACCCGGTCGGGTGAGTAACCCGCGTCGTCCGTCCACGTACACATCTGATCTTCGAGATGCTCGAACACCCCGGCGTGGTGATCGTGATCACGTTCCATCAACGCCGCAACGGGCTCCGCTCTTACCCGCTTACCTCGGGTAGCGACGATCTTACGTACCGGGATCGAGAGACCCGCGTGCTCGACCGCTCCCTGAATGGTGGAGACCGCCATATCACCTCCGTAGTTCGTCTCCACTACTATGTCGTCAGCCTCCCAGTCGACGGCTGCCTGTACGGCACGCGCACCCCACTGTGCGGGGCTGAGGTTGCACGAGTAGTCAGCTAGTGTGAACATCTCACGGGTCGTTCGCGTCGGCGTGGTCGCCGAGCCGGTGTGAATCACCTCGACGAAGCTCCCCGCCACGACGATCCCCTGCTCACCCGCACCGCCGGACGGGTCCACACCGACCGTGATCTTCGTAAGCTCAGGTACAAGTTCAGGTGCGACGCGGTTGCGCGCGACGCGCTCGCGTGTCCACAACGCACTAGGATCTTGTTCGATCAGCCGACCCTCGAGTTCTTGCTCGCCGAGAGCGGTCCCGCCGTACGCCTCCTCCAGGTCGATCTTAATCTGCTCGGGAAGGTACGGGTTGTCGTACATTGACGCCGTTGTGAGGACAACGTTGGAGATCTCGTGCTTCGAGAGACGCTTGATCAAGGGGCGGGGCTTCGGGGTGGTGGAACCTACCCAGTGTGGGCGTGGTCCGACGCGAAGGCCAAACCGCATGTGGTTCCAACACGGCTCCATGTAACGCCACGCAGCGAGCTCCTCGAGCCACACCAGACACCGGTTACCACCGGATCTGAGTCGTTCTACGTCGTCAGGAGACGAGGCGCCGAAGAGCTTCGCCTCCGAGCCGTTCGGCCACCGCACGACCGTGCCACCTACGGTGTTGATCAGTCGCGCGGTCGGGTCGTGTGTGCGAATCCCTGACGGTCCGTTCACGCAGGATGTCGCGGCGTCCCCGTGCGTCGGGGCGATGATGGAGATCCAGTGAGGTACCCGGCCATTAGGCATACACGGCGGTCCGTTGACGTGATCGACGACGTACCGCGCGCACGCCTCCGTCTTACCCGCACCACGTCCTGCGAGTAGGAGCCACCCGTACCAGTCTCCACGTGGCGGCACCTGGTGCGCGAGCAGTCGGCGAGGAGGTGTAACGAGGTCGTCCCACATTCTCATCAGGGTGCGGGTAAGTTCCCTCTCAGGACGGTTCACCTACCAACGGTAGCAACCGAGCTACACGCGAACGAACGCGGGAATGGTCTCGAGGCCGGCGAGCCACGCGGCGTAGAGCTCGATCGCGCCGACGAGTGCGCGTCCGTACCCGGGTCGGTTCGCGTCAGGTGACCACACGATCGGACGACACGCCGCGTAACCGACCGTGCGGAACACTGCCACGAGAAGATCGACCTGCTCGCCGAACCACTCGGGATCGTATCCCGCGGCCTTCGCTGCCCTAGGTAAACCACCTACCGGATACGCCGCGCTCACCGTAAGTTCACGTATCCGAAGCTGAGTGAGCTTGTATCGCGCGCGCCGGTTGACACTACCGCTAGCCGGCGGACCATCACCTGCGAGGCGCGTAACGTCAAATCCTATGTAAGTAAGTTCCTCAAGCTTACTTACCTGCGCTACCTTCATCATCCTTCACTTCCCTTCCTGCTTCATCATCGTAGTTCTGGATTGCCCGCTCGACCTCACTTGGAATGATCTTGTGCTCCAACACTCCTTGAACTGTCTCTAACGCGGTAAGATCAACCTGACGCGTAACACCACGCTGAATGAAGTTCGCGAGTTCACGGAGATAATTTACCACATCGTTGGTTTCGTCCACGTCGAACTGAAAGATACCTACACCCGACGTGACCCAGATCACACGCCCGTTCTGGTTGAGGTACGACTGAGGTACGTCGTGCTCGGTCTCGAACACGTTGATCTTCCACGTACGTGGCACTGTCAGCACATACGAGCCTGTCACGATCCTAAACAACTCTCTCCCTCCACCTCATTACATGTCCTGATACGTACTAGGCGCGAGTCCTTTGAGTTGTCGTAAGATCTCCTGCGCGAGTAGTCGGATCTCGGCGTCCGCCGACGGGGTGTTACGTTTGGTGATGAACTCACGCCAGGCGCGGTGGTTGCCCGTGACGACGATTCTCGTCTCCGTCATGTTCGGCAGGACGCAGCGCGCGGCCTCGCGCGCCTGCTTCCGACTCACGTCGTAGTTCGTGACGATGTGTTCCACGAGCTGGCGGTAGCGGCTTAACGCGAACTCAGCTACCTCACCCGGGATCTCCGCGTCGTCGATGTTGTTAGGTTCACCCGTGGAACGCATGAGAGGTGGGATGACCATCTCGGCCGCGCCCTCGTTCACAAACCTCTGGGAGAGCTGTGAGAACGATAAGTGCCTGTGACGAACCAGCTCGTGGGTGAGCGAGCGGGACACACCCGTGACGTAGAACGTCGCGGACGCGTGTTCAAGTACGGAGAAGTGTTCCGAGTCGATGATGTGCCGCAGGTAGTCTTGGTTAGCCGCGGTGGCTGAGTTCGGCTTGCTCCACGACTGGTAGCACGCCCGGCCGGCGAACTCGGCCAACTGATCCGGCTCCTCGTCATCAGCCGAGTGATGCCACACGTGATCTGTCGCGTTCTCAGCGGCAAACGAGTAAAACTTGGTCTCCGCGACCAATCTTACCTTCACTTGCGTTTCTCCGTTCCTCCACCTACGGTTTCCTAAGATCTAGCGTAACATCTTCCGCCGTCTTCCTCATCTCTTCCTAGTGAGGACAGCGCGTGGGCGCCTCGTTTCCCACGCGCTGCCTCAGCTCCCGTGGGCAACGTTCCCCTAGTGCTCCACCAGGTACTGCGCCAGATCACCTGGGCTGACCGTGTTAGGGGCGTAACCAGGCTTAAGATCTACACCCGCGTCGTCGCGGTAGTGCCAGTCGACAGCCTCCGAGCACATCTCGTTGTCGTCAGGATGATCCTTACTTCCACGTGTGATCTTCGCGCCGAACCAGCGGAGAATGAACATTCCGATCGCGGGCCAGTCATAGCCCTTGTCGAGGTCGTTCCTGGCACCCGCGGCGATGGCGTCCCGCTGAACGTCGGTGAGTGGGATGTTAGACCACACCCACTCGTCCACCCGACTGCGCCGAAGACGAACGCCATTAGGCATGGCCTCGACGATGTCAATGTAGCCGGCCACAGCGTCAGAGACCGCGATACACGCGTGACCCCAGCGGGAGAGAGTGCCGTAGCGGACCACGGCCATCGCGAGGCCAGTTCCTCGCTGCAGACCGAAGTCACCACGTAGCGGTGACCCGGACGTAGACGAGTGGGCGAGCTGCGGAGCTTCGGGGTTGGTCACAGCACTCCTACGAACTAAGCTCGGGAGCTTGCGTGAGTTCAAGCTTCTGGGCGAGCTGCTCCCGCGCGGCCGCGAGCGCCAGGGCCCGCTGATCGTCCGTGAGCTGCAGGCGGTCGAGGCTCGCGATCAGCATAGCGAAGACGACCCGGGTCTCGGCCTCCACGTTCGCCACCATGCGCTGCGACACCTCGGCGTCGATGGCTGCCTTGGCGACCGTCGCGAGGTGGTGACGCTCACGCCGCGACTCCCGATTTAAGTCGATGATACCAGCGGGAAGTCCCAGCTCGGCCGTCTCGCCGTTCACGCTGACCTCGAGCTCGCGGATCTCGTCGAGTCGTCGCGCGGCCTGCTGCACGTGCGCGTCCAGCCACGCGGCGCGCGCGGCGGAGCGCCGAACCTCGAGTAGGAGTGCCTCGTCAGGAGTGACGTCGAGTTCGGTCGCGAGTCGGATTGCCATACTCCACGCCCTCCTCACTCGAATTCGGTTACCGCCGTGCCAGCGGCAGGTGCCGTAACCCTCGTGGTTGGTACCCGCACCCGCGGCTTGCTTACACCGCCGCATGTTCACGCGCAGCGCGCCGCAGGTAGGAAGTTCGACGTCCACTCTACCAGGGTACGCTGACGTGCGTGCGCGAAGGCTCGGTTATCACGTCGCTAAAAGCTCAAGTACGTCGTCCTCGGGAAGACGAAAGACGTCGGCGAGCTCCGGCGTGAACATCTCGAGGTCGTGGTTCGGGTACGCGGGATCGAACGACGTGGCGTCCCAGATACCGAGGCGCGTCGCGTCCCAGTACCACGGCGCGAACACGTAGGGTTCGACCGGTGCGGGGTCGCCGCGATACGCCGAGTCTTGGAACTTCGAGTGAGTGTAGAGGATCTGAAACCCGCGGTCCGATACCCACTCACGCAGGGCGTACGCGGCTACCTCACCGTGGTACACGTCGCTCACCGGTCGGTAGGCGTCGTGAAGCAGCGCGATCACCACGAGTTCCGCGGACGCACCCTCGTCCTGCGCCCGCGTCGCGGTCTGCACGTTGTGATCACGTTGGTTCACCCGCGCCTTGGCAGGATCGAAATCGCGAAGTTCACGACAACGTTCGAGTAGGTGAAGCGCGGTCTTGAGCTCGTGAAGCTGGCGCGACACTAGGAGGCCTCCGCTCGCGTGACCGCCGCGCAGTCCTCACACTGCAGGTGTCGATCACCGTAGAAGCAGTACACGACCTCGAGTACGTCACATTCGTCGTCGCAGCGGTCGCAACGTGCGGTGATCCGGACTACCTCCGGCGCGGTGAGCACCTAGTCAGAGTAGCGCGTCGGGGGTAGCGGTTGCCAGCTACGGGACGACCGTTGGCGGAGCCGTAGCGGGGTCGGAGCCGATCGACTGTAGGCCCACCCGGAGCGCGCTCTTTCGCCAGATACCGAAGTAGGAAGTCACCGAGATAACGTAGGCGATGACCGCGTTGAAGACCGCGACCTTCCACTCGAACCGCATACCACCCTGAGCGTCGTTGTACCACATCGTGAGAAGAGTGGCGACCGCGTCCAGCGCGAGAAGCACCACACCCTTGACCGGGCTCGAGGTCGACCACTTGGTGACGAGCGCGACCAGGAGTGGTAGCCCTACCGTGATCAGTAGCGTGAGGACTCCGACCAGGTTAAGTGTGTAGATCACGTCTTACCTCCCGCGGTAGGCGTGGACCCCGCGTCCGCGCCCCTGTTCAGCACGTCCGAGATCGCAGCGTGCGTCCGACTGTACACCTCGTCGTAGTCGACGGCCCCGGTCGTACCCGCAGGTAGGTTCTCCACCACGTCGGCCGCGATCGTCGAGGCCAGTGAGTCGAGCTTCGCCGCGAGGTTAGACACGAGCGGGGTGACGCCGTTCATCACGCCGTTGACCGCGGCCTGCGTCTCGTCCCGCAGGTACGTGTGCGACTCGTCACCTAGCGCCTTGATGACCTCCTGCCGTACCGCGTATAGGAAGCCCGCGGTGTCGTTCTTAAGCTTGTACGCGACCGCGTCGGCGATGGCGTTCCGGTCGTCCTGGTCGAGCGTCGCCACAACGTCTCCTCCCGTTAATCTTGCCCAGTCCACCACACTGCCGAAGAACGAGCTGAGGTCCGTCCGGTCTGACATTCCCGGTATGTTAGCCGACGACGTGAACTGCCACGCCACGGGAGTCCACCCGTTGAAGGACGTCCGCGACGTCGGCATGAAGCCCGCCGGCGGCGCCTTGTCGCCGTACGGGTACGCCGAGTCCCACCACGGGTCGGCGGTCGGCAGCGTCTTCCAGTTCTCTCCCGCGTGTCCCTGCAGCCACCACCGCGGGAAGTAGTCGAACTGTCGACGCCCGAGCGCGTCGTTTAAGACCGCCCGACAGGTCTCAACCTCGGCGCGTGTCACGTGCGCACCGCCGGTGAAGTCTTCGACGTCGAGCATGAAGGCTACCCCCGCCGTACCCCCGCAGATGGCCTTGACGTCCCCGACGAACCTCCGCGCGTCGGCGACGTGGTCGTTACCTGGGTAGGGAACCCAGTAGGCACCAGGCCGCAGTCCAGCCTTCACGATGCCACTGAGGTTGCGGGCGAAGTACGGGTCTAAGCTGTTACCTACACCCCAGCGGGGAACGGCCGCAAACACACCACCCTGCGTCTTCGCGGCGGTGAAGTTAAGTGTGCCACTGACACGCTCGTTGTCGTGTCGTGAGCAGTCGATGACCTTAAGTGCCATGAGCAACTCTCCCCTCGGCGTCATCGTAGACGCCGAGGGGGAGTCATCACTACCCGAGACTTACTGCCAACCAGACGCGTCCTCCACTTTACATCACCTCCGGTCCGCTAACACCTAGGCTCTAGGTCCAGCCGGTCGTGTCTCCCACTGCCGTCACCTCCGGCTTCGCTAGTACCTCAGAGTCGACCCACCGAAGTGCCTAGAACCAACCGCAGCTACACTGCACGATGATCACCCCGTCTTCCTACCACCTCGAACTTCCTAACCCCCGCACACGACGCGAGTCCAGGTCGCGCATCAGGTCCTTACGTCGATCGTAACCGAGATAAAGATCGACGTCAGGCTTTTCGTCGAGGTCAGCGAACTTCTTCCTCGAACGTTCCAATCGCAGGTTGCCACTCGCGATCAGGACCCTCACGCTTCGACGTCTCGGCGTGACCCGTGAGCAACCTCACGCCGTCCGCGAGAACGTTCATGAGGTTGATAGTGGAGTAGACGATCACGGTGATCACTACCCAGTGCACAACGAACCAGAGCGGGGTGTCCCCGAAGAAGAGGTGATCGAACCACGATTCAACGTCACCGCCGCGGGCAAGTATCAGGATCACTAGCGATTCCTATCGTGCGTGAAGAAGTCGAGCACCCGCTGGGCTGCCCAGCCGGGAGTGGCGTGACCACCGCTGGTGATGTTGTAGATCAGCATGCTGTCCCGGGTCGCGAGCGCGGACTCCTGACTCATGTTCGGGAACGTGAAGTTACTCACGCCCACGCCGCCGAGTAGTGGCACGGTCGTGTCCGCCGTGCCGTGCATGTGGTAGGCGTCCAGCCGCGTTCCTGGGTGGATCGACGCCCACCCGCTGAACATGGCGCAGGCAGAGAAGAGAGTGGGATACTTCGCGGCCATGGTCCACGCCATCGCGGCGCCGGCCGAGAATCCCGCAACGAAGATCTGCCCGAGGTCCACGTTGCTGAGCTCGGTGAGGTCAGCCGCGACAGCCACGAGGTAAGCTTCGTCGTTCTGACTTCCACCTGGCCAGCCACCGCCTACGTTCCACGACCCAGCTACCGCCTCGCCGAGGACGAGTGTGTAGTCACGCAGGATGGCGTGCCTACTCCAGCCGGACTGCTCGGGATGACCCGGGATGACCCAGAAGGTGGCCTCGGCGTTCGCGGCGTCGTGCGCGGACGCGTGAAGTCCGACGATCGCGGGACCCGGCGTCGACGCCACCCGACGTCGGATGAGGTAGGTACGTCCCGACGGTAGTGTGACGCGCGTCATTCCCGCCGGTGGAGTGGGAACAGCCTGCGCCTCCGCCGCGCCGAGTAAGATCTCGTACGCCTCATCTACCACGAGCGTTCCTCCGATCACGAGCGCTCCGGCGTTGAAGTAGCGTCGGGAGAACTCACGTGCGGTCACGGTAACGTCAGCAGTTCACCCGTGAACGGGTCGACCGCGAACAGCGCGGCGAACTTCGCGACGGCGACACGCGGGTCGTCCTGCAGGAAGACGTAGTCGTACAGCCACGTGTGGGGTTGGTGGTTTCGGTCGTGTATCAGGTACCTCGGTGGCGCCGGTGTCGTCGGAAAGAGCGTCTCGAACGCGGTCAAGACGACCGCGTCGAACGTCAGGTCAACGACCTGGCTGAGAGTGTACGTGTCGTCGGTCAGAATCTCGGATCCCAGTAGATCACTGACGACCGTCGTGAGACTGCCTTCGCGCGCAAGGATCGCGGTCCAACCACCGAGACACGCCGCCGTACCGCATAGGTCAGATCTCTGCTGAGTCATCCTCAAGGTGTGAGTGTCGAGGGTAACCCACACCGCCTGGCGGTGCTTCTGAGGTTCGGCGTTCACCTGGACGATCACGCGACTCACGAGCTCGCGGTTCCACTCGGCGGGCTTCCACCACTTACGCCTCCGAAGCCACGGGGACACAGCGGCGTACACGGTCGCCGTTCGATCACGGTCTAGCGGGGTAAGCCCCTCTCGCTTTTCCGCCACGCACGTGTCGATCTCCGTCACGACGTTTCCTCCTTCCTCTAAGTTACGGGTAGATCGTACCAACCACGTGCCGGGTATTCACACAGCCGTGAGAGATGCTACCGCTACCTACTCTTACCTCTTACTGACCTCGCGATCAGCGGTCGTCACCACGACCGAGTGAGTCGTGGTCGGCGCGACGACGTCCGGATCACTGCAGATCCCGGCCGGCGCGACGGTATCCGGGCTGAGGTGGATGACGAGGGCCATGAAGCAGGTGATCACGTGTTACCTCCGGTAGTTAGGATCGAGTGGTACCCACCACACGAGTTGCAGTGCCAGCCGACTACACGTGGATCTTCGAGACTGAGGTGAAAGGCAGTGAAGTTAGTCCCAACTATCCGATCGCAGTAAGAGCAACGCGCGGGCGCACCCGGAATTACCTCAGCCAACGTCGCCGGTCGACTCTTAATCACAAAACTTCGACGGAGCGGCCACCACCGCTGCGTCAGTAGTGCGTGAGGGTAGAATCTCACACTTCATCCTCGTCATACCCGTACACACGCCGCCTCTGCGCCCTGATCTTGCGGCTCTTGACCTCGTCCGCGACGAGGTAGATGACCAACCCGAGGCCAAACCCGGTAATCACCAGAAGTAGCCAGCCCGCGGCGTTCACGTCGTGACCTCACCCTCGGCGTACGTCGCGACGTTCCGGCGGACACACTCGGCGAGCGTCTCAAGTTCAGCGGCGACCACCTCGGCGTCGTCGGCGTCGAACGTGTGAACGCCGAACGCCGAAAGCATCATCACCGCCCGACCACTCTGGTCGATCCCAGTGGTCGGAACGTCGTGGTCGACGTCGATCACGTAAAGGTTAACCAGGTGATCGACCTGAGCCAGTCTCGGACGACCGCGGAGCTGCCTCACCGAAGTTCACCGGTCCGCGAGTCGAGGTTGAAGAACGCGGCGAACCGCGTCACGGCCTCGGTTGGCCTCATGACGGTAAACACACACTGCTGAAGCCACGCGATCGGCGAGTTCTTGATTAATCCGAACTCACCGAGCTCGTCGTACTCGCCGGTGAGCGTCGTGACGAGTTGTGGGAACAGAAGTCGGTGTGCGTTCTGCCAGATCTTCCTTCCCCACACGTTCATAACTCCGGAGCGCGCCTGAAACGGCACGTCACCGACGACGTCACGGTAGAGTGAACCGAGGTTGGTCCCCTGACCCAACGTGGTGACCCAACCCGCCAGACACGCGGTGGAGGCGCACACGTCTCGCGCCGGTATGTCACTCAACGGGGTCGCGTCACTGAAGTTGTGCACGTCGGCGCGCAGCGCGACGTGATCCGCCAACGTAACCCACGACTCCTGCACGTACGTGTCCGGCTCCGCGGCGACGTGCTTGAGTACCTGCGACGCGAGCTCACGGTTCCACGTGAACGGACCGCGGGAGATGTCATCGAGGTCCCACCAGTCGAAGGACCGAAGTTCCTCCTGAACATCCTCGTACACCTTCGGAGATATGTTAAGAGTAACCACGTACGTTCCTCCTTCCTCACGTTTTCATACGCCCGACAGTAGCAAGTCGCCGCGGTTCGATCACCGCAGGGAGTCGAGACGGGCGAGGTAGTCGAGACCCGCCTCGGTCAGCCGCAGGGGGTAGCGGTGAGTCTTAAGGTCTACCGCCCCGAGCTCCCTGTCTAGCATCCCGCGTTCCCACAGCGAGTAGACCGTCTCGGAGCGGACGGTCACGAGCTGGCGGAGGCCGTCGCGGAACTCGTAGGGTGGGAACTCGTTCTTGGTGAGCATACCGACCTGGGCGGCGCGCATGAGCATGACCTGCGCACCGGAGAGGCGAGCACCCGCGTCGAAGATCTCGAGCGGGTGGGTCGTCCTACGCCTGACCACGGCCTCTCACACTTCCTGAGGTTCCACGTCCGTGACGTACTCGTTCGCACTGGGATCCCAGTGCACGATCGCCGCACCTGGGTAGAGGGCGAACTGATTGTTAGGATCTACCATCTCGGACGCCGCGGTAAGCGCGGCGCCGACATTGGTGTCGTCGTCGACGAACTTCATACCCGGCGACCAGTAGGCGCCGGGACCACCCTGCCGCTGCCACACCTCGTAGATCGGGTTAAGATTAAGACGGAGCACTAACCTAACACCTTCTTCATTGACGTGTGAGAAGATCGAGGTATATCTACATCACCTAGAAGATCTTCACTACGCTTCCTCTTTCCTCGAGAGTAAGCTGGAGATGGCCTGCCACCTCTGCCGCGTGACAAGTCGACGCACCTCGTCCACCTCGCGGTACCGCGGATCGTCTTGCCGGTACATCTGGAGGAGGGCGCAGGTCGTGAGCGTGACACGCTCGTCCTGGGTTAGGTAGAGCGTGATAGGCACGGTCTTCTCCCCCAGCTCTACCTCGGAAGTCGCCTCGTGATCGATCACGACGTCAACCTGGGAGGACAGGAACACGGATATGACTCGCTCCTCGTGCGTCCGCAGTCCGGGCACACGTACACGCACGTGCAGTTAGCCGGCTCCTCCGCGCACCCGTGGCATAGGAACACGCCACTACCGAGATATAGCTCCGTGGCCATGTTTGTGCAACCTACCCGTGTACACAGTCCCGCTTCACCGTCGAGGGCCATCGTCACTTCCTCGATCCCTCCTCAGAGGTCTGCTGCGGAGAGGTCACACGTACCTCCGCGCTTCCGCGTACACCCGCGCCAACTCCTCCCACTCTCCCCGTGCCAGCGACCCGTAGTGAGTTAAGACACGGATCAGCGGAGGACTCAGGATCTCGGGGTGCGCGCCGAAGAGGTCGCGCCCTTGCCTCGTGATCTTCTCCTGGACCGTGGAAAACTGACCCAGCTCGGGTGTGCGAAGAAGATCACCAAGTGTGTCACGGAGTACGGAGATCACACCGCAGCAACGAGGTAAGAGGTTACCCTCCGGGTTGAGCACGTCTACCCACTCGTGATCGGCGAGCGGCTGGACGTGCACGGTCTCGAGCTCGAGCACCCGCGCGCAGAGCTGATCCAGGAGGTCTTCCTGGGCAAAGCGTCGCCGGGTCTCAGATTGTGAGTTTTCCTTGATGGACCACCCCGCGGAGTCGCTGGCGCCCAGCTCGTCCGCCCACTCGGCGTCGGCCGCTAACTCCTCGGCCAGCCGCTGCACCGAGTTCAGCACCTCGTCCCGGTGGGTCACGCAGGTGGAGCGGGGACGGTGGATCGAGACGTCGTCACGCCAACAGCCGCGGGCCGTGCCATGCTGGCCGTCTTGGTCACCGGTACCCTCTGCGCTACCTAGTGATCGCGCGTCGCCGATCGTCATCTCCTCACCTTCCTTCCTACTCCCTCACCAGTCACGTACCCGGTCGGTTTGAGGTTGCAGGACTACCCTACCAGGTACCCCGGCGGGTATCTTCACACCGTCGTGTACGTCCGCTGATGGGATTTTCGACGGGAGATCTGACGTCTTGTGTGGGTATCCGCAGGAGGTCACCCGGCACCCACGGGAGCACCGTCCAAAGTAGACGGTGGGCGCTAGTCCGTTTGGTCTACGGCCTTGATCATTGTAAGCTTGTAAGCTTGTAAGCAGCCACTCCCAATTGGTTCTGGCGCGCGTCAGGTACGCGCGTACGAGTGCGAGCACGAGCGTATGTATAGCGTTCCACAAGGGGTGGTCGCGTAGCGTACGAGAACGCGTATATCGCGTAGTTGTACTGGTAGCTTACAAGCTTACAAAAATCAAGGAAAATAATAAAATAGATATATAGACTCTCCCCTGACGTCGCCATTTCCGAAGAGTTGATCTTGTAACCAACCTTGAAACTCTCCCAAAACTTCCTTTCAAACCTACGGTGGGCTTACGCACACACAGCCATATGATAACGCCATTAGTAACGAAAGAGCAACGATATGGTAACGAGCATCCTCATCCTCATCTCTTAAAGAGCTCTTTTATCACCATAAGAGCGGATTACGATACGGTTCCTGTAGCGTAACTCATCCTCATTTTTCCCGTGACTTAGGCACTCTTAGGTGTCCTTACCTCGGGACCCTCTCGATGAAAGTTGACACTTCCTTGATCGTTTGTGGAAGAAAGTGGACATTGTAACCTAGATTAGTCCCATATGTACAGGTCCTCTTACAACATCTCTCAACTGTCCAATGTAGACGGTCAACACGCCGAAACACCCGCGGAAGATCGCTAACGGCGGCCGATGAAGATCCACTACGGACGCCGAAGGCCGCCCAGACCCACCTGCGAACCGCGGATCTGGACGGCCACGTCCGGCGCGCGACGCCGGATCACATCGTTACTTCACGTCACTACTCGGGTCGATCCAACTCGATCATGTACTTGCGGCAGTCCACCGTCTCATCTTGCTCGTACGTGACGGTAGCTGACGTAAGTTCTCCGTCGATCGTCACAAAGAAGTGATCAGACATGTTACGTGGGTAGATCGTGTGCTGAAGTTCGATCTTCATCATTTCTTCTCCCTCTCGATTCTCTTCTAGTGATGTTAAGCTGGATCACACTTCTACCCGCAGTTAGGGTGACACTTACCACCTCGGATGTGTGCCATGCAGCCACGCACGTGAACGACGCCGCGAGGTGCCCTGCTCGTGCCACCACTCTTCAGGTTCTCGGCCTTCTGAGGTTGGCGACCCTTTCGCTTAATCGGAATGTCCTTCTCCGCGAGGACTTCCTTGATCCGCTCAGGGTGAACCTTGTACCGCTGCGCGAGCTGGTTGAGGTTCTTCTTCTGGTTCTCGTAGTCACTGGCGATCGTGTTCTTTTGCTTGTTGCTCAGTGGCTTTCCACCCGGGGTGCCACTTCCCTTACCTCCCACGACGCGTGAGGCCTCGCTTCCTCCCCGCTTCCTACGTGTTCCTGATCTACGATCATAGTACCAGATAACTCAAGACATGTCAACGGCGGGCTCGCCGATCCTCAAGATCTTCCCGAGCCACCGGATGCCTGCGGACGGCTTCGACTCCCAGCCCATCGACTTCAGCACCCGCCCGAAGTCCGACATGTTGAGCATCTCCCTGCGGTCCTGGTCGGAGCCGTGCATGCGGATCCACGTGACGTACGTCGAGTGTAGGTCGGACGCCTTGACGTAGTACGACGCGGGGTGGTCCCCGGGATGCTCCTCGAGGAGGTGGTTGGTGTTACGCATGTGATCGAGGAAGTCAGCCACGTGAGTCATGCGGTCGAACGTCTCCGCGGTCCGCAAGAGGAACTGCGGTGGGATGTCGCTGAGCCCCTCCTCGACCGCGGCCTTGCACCCGAGGACGAGCTGCGCCAGCAGCGCGCGCCGCACCTCGCGATCTTCCACGAAGCGCGTCTTCCACGTCACATCCTCGCGGTCAGGAGGAAGTGTCACGTCGAACGGGAGCACCCGAACCCGCCTCCGTACCGCGTCGTCGGCTCCCTTGATGTGAGGCATCTCGTTCGTGACGATGACCGGGGTAAACATGGGTACCCGCTCGATCATCACGTTCGACTGCATCCCCCGGACCGGCACGGGGTCCCCGCCGGTCATCCGCTTGACCATGTCTCCGTGAAGCTCCCAGGACCGCGCGGCCTCGGAGGCGTAGATCACCCGGGCGTCCAGCGCGCGCATGATGTCAGGTCGCGGCTTGTCGTCGTGAGACCCCCGGAACACGGACACGTTCACGGGACGCATGTAGGAACCCAGCGTCGCGGCGATACCCTCCGCCAGGGTGGACTTACCGGATGTGGTCGAGCCGTGCACGATCAGGAGGTGACGGAACACGTTCCCGCCGAGCAGCGTGGAACCGAGGATCTTAAACAAGTACCTAATGTGTTCAGGATCGGGGAGGAACGTCTGGAAGAACTCGTTGAGCATCGGCGCGTGAGCCTTCGGGTGAAAGTCCACGGTCGTCTGGTTCGTGATGAGGTCACGCGGGTCGTGTGATCTGAGGTCGCCGGACCGCAGGTCGAGCGTTCCCGCCGGCGTGTTCAGCGACCACCGGTCCGCGTCCAGCTTACGCACCACCTTCGTGAGTTCGATGTCGGCGAACTCGAGCGCCGCGTCGAGTCCTCCGCGCGACTCGAGTCGGCGGACCCGCTGCCGCAGCAGCTCGTTGTCGTCCTGGATCGCCTGCAGCTCGAGCGCGTCGAGCCAGTCACCTACCCACCGCTGCGCGTGACGTTCCTCGTCGAGCTGCCACCGCCCGTCGACGTACACGTGACGCCCGACGCCCGGCACGTAGATCATGCGGTCCGCGAGCTCGCGTGCGATCTCGAGACCGTTGACGCGGTCCGTCATACGGGTAGGAAGTTGGTCGAACATCTCGGTGGGATCGAGGTTCGCCACGAGTTCGTCGTCCGGGGTGTGAGTTCCTGGGACCTGGGGCTCGGTCACCGCGCGTCACCACCGTCCTTCACGTCTCAGCCGCGCGGAGAGCTCGCGGTAGCCGTCGAGTTTCACACGTTCCTGCGCGACCGCGCGGCGCATGCGGTCACGTGCGCCGCGCGCGGTGTACTCAGCCTCTTGCCACGTGAAGTCAACCTTGTCCTCCGTTCGCTCCCAGACCTGACGAATGATCTCGAGGACGGCGGCGTCCACTCCCAGCTTCGTGTACAGCCTGCAGGCCAGGCGGAAGCAGTCCCGGTTGCGCGACCCGGCGCGCCAGAACCCACGCTGCGTGAACTCACCCGTAGGCGGTAGCTGCTCGTCCGCGGAACCTCCGAACTCTCCGCTAGGACCTCGCAGCCACGCCGCACCCTCGCGCCGGGTCGTCACGTCCTCGACGAGCCACCCCGGAGCGACCGGGATCGAGCCGACGTGAACGGTGTCCCACGTGTACGCCACGACGGCGACGTCCTCGTAGAGTGCTCCCGTGTACGAGTCTTCTTGCGTGACCTCGACGTCGCGAACGGACGGTGGCACGGCCACCAACCCGCCACAGGCCTTGACCTCGACGCCGGGAATGAAGTAGTCGTTGCGGGGGAGGTGCTCCACGTCCGGCGGGAGAAGGAACCAGTGGTGCCGACCGCCGTGAGGACTGGAGACACTCGGGTGCGGAGGCACCGTGAGACCTTCGGCCTCGCGCGCTCGGCGCCAGTCCCGCAGGGAGGCGTGACCGTCGACGTGCTTCACGTCCACGTCGAGGACGAGTAGTCGTGACCGGCCGCCGACCACGACGCCAAGGTTAGCTTCGGGATCGAGCTGCCACCACCGCGCCACCTGGTCGAGGTCGCGCGTACCTACCACCGGCTCACCGCCGGTGCACGTGCAGAAGTGCCAGCCTCGTCCGTTGAGCCGGTGAGGTTGGTTGCCGTGACGAGTTAGCGGAAGCACGACGAAACCCCGCGACGCGTAAGACATTGCCCACGCGCCGGTGTTACGTTCACGTCCTGCTTCGCCGCCGTCACTCCCCCCGCCAACTCCCGTGGGTTGGGTCACACCGATCTCATCTCTTTTTCCTAGCTTCGTGTGTCCCGCCCGAGGCGGACCAGTCGACTCTATACGAGGGATGATCGTTTACCTTCTCATCAGGCTGTGTATGAGTGGCGGAAGTTTGTTACCGTAGACCTCGAACGTAGACCGCAGGAACGCGCGAAGGCGAGGCTATCGTGAGTGAAGGTACGGGCAAGGCTACCACGGTTCCGTTTAACCCGTCGCTGAACGGGCCGGGATTGCGGGCGGCGCTCACCGCGAAGAAGAGCGAGCGAGGAAACGTCCGCGGCTGCACTCCTCTGTGCGTTCGAGTCTCAGGTCTTAGCCGGTGCTGGTGCGGGTGCGCGGCCTGCGAGGCTAAGACCGTGATTAACGGTAAGATCTGCGCGTGGAACGTATGTCCACACGATCCTGACGGACGCCTCAACGCTCACGTGCGAGCCGTCGCGTAGCCCCCGAGACGAGAGAGTTGAGATGACGATGACCGAGATCCCCGGGAACCTTCCCGAGGTGCTGGCGCTCCCTCGCCGCGGTGAGGTAAACGCTCGGCGGCTTTGGAGGCTTCCTACGGTAAACCGTCAAGATCGTGACGGTCCGCCTAACTTCGTGGAGTTCAATGGGAAGTTCCTGGGCTTCTCCTCCAGTCACCGCGAGGTGCACGGGGTACACACCGGTGGCGACACGTACGCGCGCGCCCGGATCGACCGCTGCGCCGCGTGTCGCTGGTTCGAGCCTCGTATCTTCCGCGTGGACGACGTCGCGGAGGACTACTCAGGTGCCGAGAACGCGCGGTACCTCGTGCACTTCGGAGGCTTCTCGATCGTTCCCGGTGAGCAGATCCGCGTGCGTCACGAGTGGCTCACGAGCGCGTTCGAGGTGGTGGAGGCTCTCACCACACGTCGGTCAAACCGGTTCGAGGGTGAGGTGGACGAGGACGACCCGCGACCTCCGAGTATGAGTAGCTACCTCACTCCGCCGGCCGCGCGCGCGCTGGCGATGGCCGCCGCGAACGACGACGATCTTCAGCACGCGTACGTGAATCGGGCCGTGTCGTGACCGAGGTCGAAGACTACCCTGGCGTCGAGGTGAACCCGAGAAGGAGGAATGAGGAGTGGATCCTGACGTGGAACCGCAACCTAACGACGTGATGTCGTCGGAAGACGAACACGTTCGGCGGGCGCTCGAGGTCGCGCGCGACGCCCGCGAGGTCGATCACGAGTTTCTCGTCGACCCCGGTTCCCACTGCTGCCTGTTCGAGGACGACCTGTGTAATCTTCCAGGTCTTCACGGAGGTCACCAGGAGCAGTTGACGGTGGCCGAGTACACCGCGGTCGAAGATCACTACGGCGAGACGGGTGTGGCCGCGGTCACGTTCCTACTCGCACTTCGGCACGGTGAGTCGTGACCACAACCCTCGAGGTCGGACTTGAGCGTGAACGTGAGTTTCTCCGGGCGGTAGGTCGGCACCGCGTACTCGGGTTCACGGGTACACAGCGTGGGCTCAGTCCCCAGCAGATCTTCTTCGTGCAGATGTTCGTGAGAGAGTTTACCCGACAGTGTGATCTCCTGCGCGAGGCGGCGCTAGGTCGTCACGGATGCTGCGTCGGCGCCGACGAGCAGTTTCACCGCATGGGTACGTTCGGGAACGTACCTATGATCACTCATCCTGGTCACATTCCCGAGAAGACCTCGACGTCGTGCTCAGGTGTGTTTCACCACCTACCGCGAAACACCCTCGAGCGTAACCAGCTCGTGGTAAGTCGCTCGTGGGCACTGCTGGTGTGTCCTAGTACCGACGTCGAGCAGGTTCGCTCGGGCACGTGGGCCACGATCCGCTACGCGCGCCGGGTCAGGAAACCTCACGTTCAGGTGAACCTTGACGGCACGTCACTCGTCCGTCACGCCGACGCCGCACTGAGTGAGATCATGAGACGAATGTGACGCACGAGTGGTGGTGCGAGTATCCCGTGTTCTTAGTGAACCACAGTCATCCTCGCCGTCCGCGCTACGCTAACACCGACCAGGAACATTTGAACATCGGAGGTGAGATCGTGAACCGCAACGACTGGATACTCACCGCTCTGATACTCGGCGTGATCACGCTACTGGGTGCGGTCAGCTTCGTCGTCCTCGTGGCGACGTCGTGACGGCGTCGGGTTGGCCGCAGTGCCCAACCTGCGGCTACGAAGGTCCTCAGGTACCGTTCGAGACGGACGACATCGGCGGTCTCGAGATCTACTTCGAGTGCGGTAACCCGACGTGTTCCACCCAGTTCACCGCCGACGACTCGGCCGACAACGTGGTGATACTCGGGTGATAAATCCCGACGCTGACCACAACTTTGTAGGAAGAAGGTAAGCAAGTGACCACCCGTTCACCTTGGATCGTTCCTTCACGTGAGGAGCTGCTCGGCGACACCGGACCGTGTCTTCGCCGCGACGACTGCGTCTTCGGTACGAACCACATTAGCCCGTGCGTTCCCTGTCACGAACGTGACGAGTACGTTCTCGCCCGGGTTGAGGGTAAACTCGCCACGATCACCTCGACGCCGCACATGGCGCTCGGAAACCTCACGCCTCGAGGCCTCGCCGAGTCGGTTCTCGAGATCATTCGCAGTCCGCAGACGCTCGTGGACCTCGCCGGCAAGCGGTGGAGTGACGAGACCCGCCGCGTCCTGCGCTGGGCAGTTATGAAGAACGCCGATCAGTTCTCATCTGTGGACCGGCCGTTCACCCTGGATCTGGTGTGGAACTGGCGTGGGTACTTCGACCAGGCAGCTCTCTGGCGTCGAGGAAGTAACCAAGTCGTCACACTCGGGGATATGCATCCCGTTCACCGACACAACGCGCTCAAGTATCTTCTTCAACACGCACCCAAGTACGCCTACGCGGTCGCCTCCGAGTCCGAGGTGTCGACCGCGGAGGCCTCGATGGAGCACGACTACATGGTGGACGACCCGCAGGCGTGGATCCGGAGTACCACCCTCTTCCGGGGTCTCGCGGCGTCCGTCGAGGGTGGTGACTGGTACCTCACCGCGTCGGTACCGATGATCCCGCTCGACACGGCGTCCGAGCACGACGATCTTCTCGACGACGTGATCAATGAGGCCACGTACGACTAGCTTCGAAGACCGCGCGCGAGGTCTCACGGCTGTGTTACCTCGCGCGTGGTGTTCGCTAGGCTAGCTGGAAGTCAGACGGCTGACGATAAGGAACGCATGTGCTGATCATTCTCGAGGGTCCCGACCGCTCGGGTAAGTCGACCGTCGCGCGCGCGCTCGCCGACCGACTTAAGAAATTTGATCCTAACTGCTCGGTGGACATGCTTCACCGCGGACCTCCACGCCGACACCCACTCGCAGAGTATGAGCAGGATATCCAGGACTACCGGCCGCAACTGTGGCCCGGGCAGCTCGGAGATCTCCCCCGACGACACGTGATCTGCGACCGGTGGCACCTCGGTGAGGTCGTCTACCCACCCGTTCGGGGTCGTGGGTCGCTTCTTACTCACGAGGCGTTGTGGCACATCGAGCTGTTCCTGCAGGCGCGCGGCGCGCTCGTCGTCACGTTCGACGTCCCAACGGACGTGCTCGTTCGGCGGACCGAAAAGGAGACCGGACAGCCCGTGGGTGACGCCGAGAGGCGTGTGATCGACCGGGTACGCGCCCGGTTCTTTACAGCTACCGTAAACTCGCGCGTCACCACACTTCGGTTCGCTCCTAGTGATCTCGTCGACACGTCCTTCGTCGTGGACCGCGTCGTCCAGCTCGCCTCGACCGTCGAGGCCTACTCCGCACCGGTTCGCGACTTCGTCACGTACGTTGGGCACCCAAGTCCCAGTATCCTCGTCCTCGGAGACGTCCGCAAGCGCGCGAACGACGACCCAGGAGGTCCCGCGTTCGTGCCGTACGGTGGCACGTCGGGCGCGTACCTCCTGCGTGCGCTCGGCGAGGCGACCCGCGACCAGCGCGTAGGCCGTCTGGGACTCGCGAACGCCTGCGACGTCGACGACCCACTCGACCTGTGGGAGATGTTAGGTAGGCCGTGGCGCGTCACACTTCTCGGCCGAAACGCCGCACTCGCGGTCGAGAGAAAGTTCCGGGACTTAGGTGTGTCGGTCGGCGTCGTCGACCACCCGCAGTACGTGCGTCGGTTCCATCACGACCGTGTGAACGAGTACGGGCACGCGATTCTCTCAAGCCGATCTTCGTCGTTCGCGGGAGTGCAGTGATGTCGTTTCTGAACATGTCGGTCACACTCGACGACAACCGCCGCGGTTACCGTAAGCTTGTGAAGATGCTTCTCCGCGACGGGGACGAGGTCGAGGTCCGCGGGTTGAAGACCCGTGAACTTCTCGGACTAACCGTCTTCTTTCCCAACCCAAGAGGACCACTTCTACCGATCGGCGTCGGGCGCAAGGTGAACACCGCGCTCGCCGCGGTCGAGACCCTGAGCATGCTCGGCGGGGTGTCGCGACCCGATCTCGTGACGAAGGCAGCTCCGACGTACCGCGACGTTCTCGTGAATCCCGACGACCTCGACTACGGGGCTTACGGTCTCCGTGTCGAGACCCAGTTCGTGGAGGTGGCGCGCCAGTTGGCGACCACCCGGGATCCGATGAGTCGCCGCGCCGTGATGACGATCTGGCGTCCCGAAGATCTCACGCACGACGGCGACCGACCGTGCACACTGTCAGTGCAGTTCATTCGAAGATCAAACCGGTTCGACGCGCGAAGTCCCGACGAGCTTCACATGATCGTGACGATGCGGTCGCAGGACGTGTGGTTCGGCGCGGCGTACGACATGTTCCTCTTCGGTCAACTTCGCGACACCCTCGCCCGGATCGTCGACTGCACGCCCGGTTGGTACGCGCACCAGGTCGGCTCGTTTCACCTCTACGAGCGTGACTACGAGAAGGCCGAGAAGCTCGTGAGCGCGGGCAATCACGAGTTCATTAGACATCATGGACAGCTACCGCGAGGAATCACAATCGGTGATCTACCCCGTGAACACCTCAGCCCGGTCGGCGCGCAGCGCGTCGCACGCGCGCTGCTCGGCGAGACGCACAAGACGTGGGTGACGCGCGCGTTAGCGGCAAGTCGAAACCCGTGGTACCAGCAGGCACTCGCGAAGATCTTACCCGTCGAGGTAGGTATCGCGTGACCGTCGCGCACCGGCCGTCGATGGAGGCCGTGCTGCTCGCCTGCGCGTACGCGATGTCCCGCCGGTCCACGTGTCCTAACCTGCAGGTCGGCGTCGTGATCGCGCTTGACCTCCGGATCATGAGCACGGGCTACAACGGCGCGCCTCGAGGCCTCCAGCACTGCACGCACCCGTCGCGCGTCGACGTACCGGACCAACCTCCCTGCGTGACTACCGTGCACGCGGAGGCGAACGCGGTGGCGTTCGCGGCGCGCGAGGGTATCAACCTCGGAGGTGCGACGGTCTTCGGAACCCACTCACCCTGCCGTACCTGCGCGCAGCTTCTCGTCGGCACCGGGGTGGTCCGCTACGTCGCACTTGACCGCTATCACGACGGCAGTGGGATAGACGTACTCGAGGCAGCTAAAATCGAGTTTGAGGTACGACGTACGCCGGTCGCGGATCTTCTAGGAATGTAGGTCGATGACAGCCCAACTTCTCGAGGTTGTTGAGCATCCTCCGGGACTCGCCGACGTCAAGCTTCACCTCGTGGAAAACACGTCGGATGTGTTCGACTTCTGGCGGTGGCTCTCGGAGCAGAGTGAGGTCTGCCTCGACACCGAGACGACCGGTCTTAGCATTGAACGTGATCACGTTCGCCTCGTGCAGTTCGGTAACGAGGTCGAGGGTTGGGCGATCCCAATGGAGTTGTGGTCGGGTCTCGTCCGCGACGCGGTCGCGAGGTACGCCGGCTGGTACAACCTACACAACGCGCCCTTTGATGTCGGCATGCTTGATAAACACGGGATTCACGTGCCGATTCACAAGACGACCGACACCCGACTTCGCGCCCACACCCTGTGGTCCACCGGCTCGTTGGCGCTTAAGAAGCTCGGCGTGCAGCACGTCGATCCCGCGGCGGCGGTCGGGCAGGAGATCCTCGAGGACGCGATGCGTCGGAACGGGTGGACGTGGGCGACCGTACCGTGGAACTTCGAACCCTACTGGGCTTACGGCGCGCTCGACACGGTGATTACACGGCGTCTCGAAAGAAAACTTAAACCACTGGTCGACGCCGACGCGCCCGCTGCCTACGAGCTTGAGCACGCGGTGCAGTGGGTGACCATGAAGATGGAGCGTCGCGGCACACCCGTGGATCTCGAGTACGTGCGAACTCTTGCGACGGAGATGAGGCAGTACGTCGCGCAGGTGGAGGAGTGGTGTCAACAGGTCTACGGCGTCAAACCCGGTTCCAACGACAAGATCGTGGAGATCCTCCGGCGCGACGGCGTCAACCTCGTGAAGCGAACACCGAACGGCTCAAAGCTCGCGCTGGACGCGGAGGTGTTGAGTCGGGTGATGGAGGAGACGGGTCACCCACTCGCCGGCGCGGTCTTGGGTCGACGTAAGGCCGACAAGGCCGTGGGTACGTACCTCGACAACTACCTGCAGCTCACCGACGCCGACGGTCTCATTCACCCGTCGATCAACACGGTGGGTGGTACCGATCAGAACATGTTCGAGCCAGGTGGTGGTCAGGGGGTTCGCACCGGACGCATGTCGATGTCGGATCCTAATCTGCAGAACGTACCGACTCGCACCGTCATGGGTGATCGGATCCGCAACAGCTTCAAGGCTCGCGAAGGTTACAGGTGGTTGAAGGCGGACTTCTCGCAGATCGAGATGCGCGTCATTGGCTTTCTCGCGAACGGGTACGATCAGTCTCTCCTCAACGCGTTTCTCACACCAGGTGACTTCTTCGTCAACATGGGCCGTGAGATCTTCGAAGATCCTAAATTCGCGAAGTCAGATCCTCGACGACAATATGTGAAGAACGGCGGGTACGCCCGCGCGTACGGTTCGGGAATCCGGAAGTTCGCCTTGACGGTTGGCACGGACGAGGAGACCGCCGCCGCGTTCCTACAGCGCTTCGACGCGACGTACCCGGGTATCAAGGCGATGCAGCGCGCCACCGAGCGTCAAGCCCGGGAGAACCTGGCGAACGAGGGAGTCGCGTACGTTCGATCTCATATCACCGGACGTAAGCACACGAGTGACGAGTCGAACCTCTACAAGATCGTGAACTACCTTGTGCAGGGTACCGCGGGTGAGCTACTGAAGATCAAGATTCTCGAGGCGGACGCCGCGGGACTTGATCCGTACATGCTCTTTCCGGTGCACGACGAGCTTGACCTCGAGGTTCCTGAGCAAGAGTTCACGGAGGTGTTTCACACACTTCACGGAATCATGAACGACGATAAGATCTTAGCACCTGTGCCGGTCACCGCGTCGATCTCGGCGGGGGAGCGGTGGGGTTCACTTGAAGATGTGAGGTTAGCGGCGTAAGATCTTGCCACTGCGAGTGAAAGAGACGTGAAAGAGATGGCCAACCGAAGACCTGCGCGAAAGACGACGCAGGTTCGACGACACGTTCGGAAGTTGAAGTCAGGTAAGCACGTCGTGGTCCGGCAGCACGTCCGCCAAGACGTCGTCGGACAGAAGCTCACGAGCGCGCTCAACAGATCTCACCGCACTCCCGCACCGTACCGTTACATCGCGAACCGGAAACGTGCGTGGCAGCGCGTACGCCGGTCCGCGCGGCACTTCGGTCGACGACGTAAGACCGCAGGTCTCATGCTCGCGGTCGGCGCGTTGGTCGAGTTCATCATGTGGCTCCTCCTGCGGGGTACCGGCGTGATCGTAGGCGCCTTGGTACTTATCTTAGGCACGGTAGCCGCGTTCGGCATCTCGCGTTCGACGTTCGACGCGCCGCGGTACGGCGGTAGTCACCGTAAGAAGGGTCGGTTTGACGAGTGACAGATCAGGTCTTTATCGTGGGCTGCGATCCAGGTACCAGCGCCGGCATCCGCATACTCGATCCCGACGGATACTCTCACCTTGCGTGGCAAGGTGCGTGGGAGAACGCCGGCACGATCGTTCGTGATTTTCTTCGCGATCTCTCTCACGCGGCGACCGCGGTGCTCGTGACCGAGCGTTTTACCGTCGGCTCGCGAGGAAAAGTCATGACGCGGCAGACGATCCCGCAGGAGCTTAACGCGATACTTCGGGGGCTTACGCGGAACTTCGACGTTACGTATCTCGAGCAGGGACCGAGTGATGTGAAGAAGTTAGCGAACGACGCGCTTCTTCGTGACCTAGATCTCTACCTCACCGGTAAGATGATCGGTCAGGGTGACGCGAACGACGTGAACGACGCGACACGTCACGCCGTGTACTACCTCGCGACGAAGCGTGCTACCGTGTTCACTCAACGACTCGGAGTGCGAGTGAAGTGAGGACGCGCCGTACCTCGGCGTTACGATCGACGTAGCTGGAATCGACGTTAGGAATGACGATGGGTTTTCCTCACTACTCCACAGACTGTGACGAGTATCACGACGTGGTGTTCGATCATCCCGGGCATGCTGACGACGCCACGCAGCGACTCGTGTACGGGCTGAAGTACCGCGCCACCCTCTCGAGCGCGACGCTGCAGGCCCTCGACGCCGAGGCCGTGCGCGCACACCTCAAGCACGTTCAGCCTGAGCACGGCGGGGGCTCGATCTTCGATCCCGAGCTCCCGGTCCTTACGAAGCTCTCCGCGCTCGGTGAGGAGTTCGGTGAGGTCTGCCGGCTACTCACCTACGACGGCGGTCGCGTGTACAAGCTCGACGACCGGGAGCGACGGCAAGAGCTTATGAAGGAGCTGCTCCAGACCGCGAACGTCGCTCTCACGTGGTATCAGTCGCTCGCGGGCGACGAGGAGGACTGAACTGTGGGTGATGATCGCACAGAGGCTCAGGAGATCTTGGGCGAGGGTGTTCACACGGCGTTCCGCAAGGCAACAGACGCGCCTCAGGCAGCGAAGATCCACCAGCTCATTAACGAAATGGGCCCACTGGCCTGGGGTGAGTACGTTTCTTGGCTCGATGACGCGCTCTGTGTGATGGGATACAGTGCGATAGCCAAGGAGGACTAGCGGTGGCGGTAGCCCAGCTCGACCCGGAGGCACCTGACAAGTTCATACTACTTGAGACGGGCTGGAGTGAGCAGGCGCTCGCCCGCCAGATCCCCGGGTCTCGCTGGGATACCACACGTAAGAGGTGGACGATTCCGCTTACCTGGAACGCCTGCCTCGCACTCCAGGGTATCATTCCGGGCGTGGACGTCCAACCCGACCTACTCACGTGGTCCGCGCGCGAGCGCACGACGCGCGTGGACGCGTGTCTCACCCTCCGTGACCTCATCGACTGGCCCGCGGACTGGAGCGATCCTGGCTTCAACCCGGATCTCTACCCGTACCAGAAGGTGGTCAACTACATGGCCATCCTCGCGGGACGTTCGTTTATCTTCGGTGACGAGGTCGCGTGTGGTAAGGGTGTCCAAGTTTTGACCACTCTTCGTCTACTCTATCAACTCGGTCAGCCGGTCTTGCGTGGGATCATCGTCTGCCCGAACAGCGTGAAGCGTCACTGGTCGCGAGAGATTCCTCGGTGGTTCCCGGAGGCCGTTCCGTACGTGATCAGCGGTACGGCGAGGCAGCGTAAGGACACGATCGCGCTGGCGTCCGCGGATCCCAACTCGATCATGATCGTGAACTACGAGGCGATGCGTCTACTGAGTCGACTCGCGCCGTACGGCTCGATCAAACTTAAGCGATGTCGCGACTGCGACCGCTACACGGGAGATGAGACACTTACACCCGCGCGCTGCGAGGTACACCCGAAGGTCTTCAACTCGATCCCATTCGTGACGTTTATCGTCGACGAGGCGCACCGGCTGAAGGATCCCGTGGCGAAGCAGACGCGCGCGTGCTGGGCTGTCGCCCACCAGTCGTCCGTGAAACGTGCCTGGGCGATGACCGGAACCGCCATCGCGCGGCACGTCGGTGACCTGTGGTCGATCCTGCACTGCGTCGACCCCGCGAAGTATCCCGTGAGATCGAAGTGGCTCGACCGCTACGCGCTCATGTCGTACGGCACTCACGGCGGGTTGGAGGTCATCGGCCTACGCCCCGACACGGCGGCCGAGTTCTACGCCTCCCTCTATCCTTCTTACCGTCGCATGACCGCCGCGCTGGTGGACGAGCAGCTCCCGCGGATGATCTACGTTCCGCGTACCGTCGAGATGCCACCCGCGCAGCGTAAGCGTTACCACGAACTTGACACTAAGTTAAAGACGTACACCGAGGACGGTCAACTCTTCATCGCACCTAACAACCTCGTGGCGAAGACGCGTCTCATGCAGCTCGCCGCTGGTAACGTGACCATCGAGCTACCACCCGGTAAGAATCCCGATGACGTAAGTGACTGGGAGGTACACATCACCGAGCCGTCGCCGAAGCTCGACGAGCTTGCCCTTATTCACGAGGAACTCGACGGCGAGCCGTACGTGCTCGGCGGTATTCATAAGGAGTTACTCTACCTCGCCGCGAAGCGGTATGAGAAGCAAGGCGTTCGTTACATGATGGCGACGGGTGACCAGTCTGAGTACGAACGTGATCAGGCGCTGCAGGCTCTCAACGCCGGTCGCATTCAAGTGTTGATCACGACGATCAGCGCGAGCAAGGAGGGCATTAACTTCGCCGAAGCTGTTACCACTATGGTGAAGTTGCAGCGGTCGTGGTCACTTATCGAGGAGATCCAGTTCAACGGACGTCACGCTCCCGCGCGGCGCGTTGGCGAGGGTCGACTTCGGGCATCACGTATCATCGACGTCATTACCGAGGGAACGTGCGAGGAAGCTCAGTTGGTACGATTGGCCCAGCGACGTGAGCAACTTGAGCAGATCAACCGCGACCGACTCGCGCTGGTGAAGCAGGGTCGCGACACGACCGCACTTGACGTGGCTTACCAAGACGTTCTCAACACCGACGTCGGCACTCCCACCTAGCGAGTAGGAAAATTACATGCCTGAGCGTTACCGCCCAAGTTGGGAAACACACTCCTTCGAGAGTGACATGTACGGTATGGCCATCGGCGTCGTGGTCCTCCTTCTCGCCCTAGCTGTGATCGTCTTCATCTTCTAAGAGGTGATGTAGTGCTTCCCGCAGGTCCGAACCAACTCACCGGCGCGTACGTCGCCGCGTTCCGTGAGCATCACAAGATCTCACGTGACACGTGGGCCGAGAAGGTAGGCATCACCGGTGGTCCGCAGTGGCGGATCGAGAAGAAGAACACCTTCAAGGAGTCCGAGCGCGCCGTGACGTGGAGCGCCGTGGAGGCACTCGGCGGTCCGATCGAACTTGACGTGATCGGTGAGGTAGCGCCGACGAACTTCCGCGGCGGCGACGGCGCCACCGGTAGCGGTGAAAAGAAGAAGTCAACCCGGCGAAGTAGCCTACCGCAGGTCGACCTCACCACTCCCGTGGTCTGTATCTCACCCGAGTTCGTCCCTCCCGCGTTCACCAACGACCACGGTGCGCCGACCGACCCGGCCGACGAGGAGGAAGTCTCGCCGTCCTTCGTCGTCACGACGGAGACACTGCCGATCGCGGAACCCGCGAACGTCATACCACTCCCCGCCGGCTGGGAACACTTCTACCCACCTTCCGATCCCCGTCACTTACATAGGTTTCTCCGCAACGAGAACCGATGTCTGAACGCGACCTGCGCGGCGACCGCGACCGGGTTTGACTCGGTAGCGGATCCGGACGAGATCACTCCCGAGAAGATCAAGGAACTTATCCGGGTCGCCTCGGAAGTCGACACACCCTACGAGGGTCAAGTTCTCCCGGTGAAGGTCAGCGGTGACGTTCGCGCGCTGAGTAACTCCGAGATGGAGGACGCACGCAGGTGTCGCCGGCGGTGGTGGTTGAGCTGGTACCTCGGCCTGCGTGAGAAGAACGAAGATAAGTTCGGTCACATGGCCATCGGCGACCGGGTTCACCGCGCTCTCGCCGGCTGGTACGTGCCCGAGGGTCAGACACGCGTCGACCCGCGTGACGGTCTGGAACGTGCCATCGTCGAGGACTGGACCGTCGTCAACGCGTGGGCGAACGACGCGGGTATGGACGCCGAGTACCTCGCGGGACTCGCCACACGCTACATGAAGGTGAACTCACTCGAGCGTGCCATGGTCGAAGGTTACGTGGAGTGGATCGCGGAGACCGGCGCCGACTCTCAGCTCGTGATTACCGGGTCGGAGGTCGCGCTGGCCGCGCCGGTTCAAGTTCAGGTGAACGGTGAACCGGTACCGGTCGAGATCATCGGTAAGCTCGACGCGCGCTACCACCGACTTAGCGACGGTCGCCGCGGGTTCATGGATCACAAGACCGTCGGGAGTCTCAAGGAGCCACTGCTCACGCTCGTAGGTAACAACCAGATGTACCAGTACATCCTACTCGAGTTTTTGAACACTCCGGACGGCGAGCTCGCCTGCGACACCGCTCTCTACAACATGCTTAGGCGTGTGAAGCGGACGGCGACGGCGAACCCACCCTTCTACGACCGGGTCGAGGTTCGTCACACCGTTCCTGAGCTTGAGTTCTACAAGACGGAGGTCGAGCAGGTCGCGACCGAGATCGTCGAGATGACCCGCAAGCTCGACGCCGGCGCCGACCCACTCAAGATCGCGTACCGCACGTGGCGTACCACGTGCAAGGACGACTGTCCACACTTCATGATCTGCCCGCTGTTCAACGACCGAGGTTCACGTGCCAACGACGCCCTCGCGGAGCGGTACGTGCAGACCGATCCGCTTAGGCGTTACGAAGGACTTGAGGTAGTTCGCCCGACGTAGCTCACGACATTCGCGTAGGTTCGCGTCGGTGATCTAGTAAGATGTAACTGAAGTTGCCGAGAAAAGTGGAAGTGAGGAACCTGTGACAGCAGGTACCGCGCAGCTACCACCTCAACCTACGTTCGGGGTGGACCAACGTCTCTCGGTGCTCGTTCACGCGGGGGCGAAGGTGGGAAAGTCGACGTTCTCGGCGACCGCACCTGGACCTATGCTCGTGCTCGACGCCGAGGGATCGTGGCGGTTTATCCCGCTTCGAAAGTTCTACTGGGATCCCATGAGTGGTCCGCCGCCGCAAGACGACAGTACGTGGGACGTGTGCGTGGTGACGGTCCGCACCTGGGAGGTGGTGCAGCGGACGTACGTGTGGTTGACGCAGTACATCACGCCGTTCGTCAGTGTGATCATTGACTCGATCACCGAGATTCAGCGCCGGTGCCGCGAGAACCTGGTCGGCACAGACGCGATGAAGATGCAAGACTGGGGCGTGCTGCTCGCGCGCATGGACAACGTGATTCGCGGGTTCCGCGACCTGACCCTCTACCCGCAACTTAACATCCGCTGCGTGGTGTTTGTCGCCGAGACCCGCATGATCGACGGCAAGTATAAGCCGTCTATGCAGGGTCAGATCGGCGTCAGTCTTCCGTACTGGGTGGACATCTGCGGCTACCTCATGCCCTTCCAACTCCCGGACGGCAACGGTCAGTCGACGGTCGAGGCGCGTCAACTGATCATTGTGCCGAACCCGATGTACGAGGCAGGTGAGCGCGTCCAGGGTAAACTCCCACCGGCGATCCTCGTCCCGCGACCTGATCCGCAGCGGGTAGGAACCACGATCACAGAAATGATGACAGCACTCTACAGCTAAAGGAGTTAGCCCACATGGGCGCAGTTGACTTCAGTACCCTGCTCCAGCAGGCGAAGACCGTTTCCTTCGACGCGCTACCGAAGGCCGACTACACGATCCAGATCGTGGAGTCGGAGGCCACCAGCACGCAGGGTGGCAAGGACATGATCAAGGTGAAGGGTGCGGTCGTCGGCGGGCCGTACAACGGTAAGAAGGTCTTCAACAACTTCGTCCTCTCCCCGGAGTCGGACGCGGCGCTCGCGATCTTCTTCCGCCAGATGGGTGCCCTCGGTGTGGACGAGGGAACGATCCTCCAGTGCTCTGGCGACGGAGGCATGGCCCGCTTGGCCGCCCTCCTGCAGAACCGCACGGCCGTGTGGTCTCTCGACACCCGCGAGTGGGGTGGCACCACGCGCAACGAGGTCAAGGCGATCAAACCGCTGCCCGCGGGTTCGGGTGCGCCGCCGGTCGCGGGACTTCCAGCCCCCACACCCGCGGCTCCCACCGGGATTCCGGCGGCGCTTCCGGGACTCCCCGGAATGCCGCAAGCGTCGCCGACCCCGACCGGCTTCGCCTCACCCACGGGTCTTCCGGGTCTCCCAGGTACTCCCGCCGCTCCCACCGCGGCGAACGGCGCCGCGACACCGCCTCCCGCACTCCCGGGTATGCCGGCGCTCGCCGGGATCCCACCGCAGGCGACGCAGCCGGATCCCGCCGCGCCGCAGGTGATCGCACAGCCTCAACCCACTCAGGTGGTCGCACCTCAGGTGCCGGCGCAGCCGGTCACGCCACCCGCGCCGGCGGCGCTGGTGCCCATCGCGGTACCACCGGCGGGCTACGAGGCCTACGCCGCGCAGTGGCCAACCTTCACCCCGGAGCAGCAGCACCAGGTGTACCAGGCTGCCGGCGTCCCGGTACCGGCGTCGGAGGTTCCGGCGCCACCCGCCACACCCGCACCACCCCCACTCCCGTTCTAACGTCCCTCGTTCGTCGACTAGGTCGGGTGACGGAACCGTGACGCCGGGTGCCGTCACCTGATCACTTACTAAGATAAGGAGTTCACGTGCGCGTCGGGTACGCTAAGCTCGGGCAGCGCATCGCGCTCGGTGCGGGAGACGACTGGTCCTCGATCGGCAGCGACCGCGACGAACCTACCGTCCTGCGGCAACTCGCGCAGCGCAACCCGCATCACGAGTTCGTACTCGTAGGAATGAACACGGGACCTCCTCTCGCCGACCTCGGATTTCCCTCGAACATCGTGAATCCGTGGGAGGAAGGTCTCCGCGGCGAGGTACGTGATGGTCTCGCCGTGGTGAGGCGTCAACACATGAACGGCGCTAAGGGTCTCACGCCCACTGGCCGGAACGAGGTCATTAGGCTGTACGACAACCTCACGGCACACCTCTTCAAGGGTCTCGACGCTCTTGTGATCTGGGCGGGAACGCACGGCACCTCGAACTCACCTATGCCGGGTATCGTGAAGAGTACGCGCGGACGCTGGACCTATCCGCAAGATCAGTACGTCACGTACGGCGCGTACCTCCTGCGTGGCATAAGCGTCTGGCGTGAACCTGATCCCCTCGGCCGAGAGGAGATCTGGCTCTGCCCCGACGCGCGTAACATACTTAAACATCACGACGCGAAGTGGCCTCGTCGTCACCCCGTCCTCGGCCAGTTTAACCTCCGCTACCGCTCGGTGTGCTGCCGTTACGGGGACGAACGTGAACCCGAGGCCTGTGGCTTCCCAGACGCGCGGTGGCACTCCGGACGTGATTACTGGGTCGCTACTGACACGTATGTCGGCTCGACGTTGGAGATCTGCGGGGTACACCCGGGAAGTTTTGAGGGTGGCTACGCGTGGCATGACCGCTGCCGGTTCGGCATGTTCGTCAACGAAGCCGGGACGAACGTGCCGGATTACCTGAGCCGCAAGGTGGCCCTGCGTGACTGGGTACTCCCACTCGGCTACGACTGGCTTCACGGAAACTGGACCACGCGATCACTTACCGAACTGGGTGTGAGCATCGAACCCGCGCCTACCGCGGACTACTACCCCATCCTCTGCTCCGCGCGGTCGACGTTCACCACGCCGTCGTCCGGGTCGGGGTGGGCGACCGCGAAGCCGTGGGAGGCGTTCGGCGTCCGCACCGTCTGCTTCTTTCATCCCGAGTACGATACCCAGGGTCACATTATTCCGACACTCGCGCAGGTCGAGGCGGGTACAGTGGAAGACGTCGAGCTCGCGCACCTCGCGCGCTGGCTTCGGGTCAGCACGCCCGAGCAGCTACGCGAGCGGGTCGACTGGGTCAACCGGGATGAAGGTGTGTGGTCCTGGCTCACTCAAGCACAGTACAATCTGTTCAGGCGTACGTACGACGCGCGGCCTTACCTGAGGAAGATCGAGGAGAGAATTAGTGGGAAAGCATCGTGATAGTTCGTTGAAGTTCGCGCTGATCACCACCACCGTTCACGTGCCGAAGAACCTTCACGCGTGGACAGCGTTCTTGCGTGACGGAGATCTGATCGTGGTTGCCGGGGACCTGAAGACACCTCACGAGGAGGTTATCGCACTCCTCGACGACGTCACGCGACCTCATCCGAAACTCACGGCTCGCTACCTCAGTCCTACGCGTCAAGATACCATGTACCCGCTGCTGTCGGAACTCACCGGGTGGAACACGATCCAGCGGCGGAACTTCGCCACACTCTACGCTCTTCAGCTAGGTGCTGACGTCATCATCACCGTGGATGACGACAACTGGCCTACCACTGACGCCCTCGACCACGCCGACGAGTTCCGCGCCCAGTTCACCGACGACGCCGTCGTACCACTCCTCGACGGCGGTGACTGGTACAACCCGTGTCACGTCTTACTCGTTCAAGGTCCGACCGAGCTCATTCAAGGTGCACCTCAGTTTAGGCGGCTCTGGCACCGCGGGTTCCCGCGCTGGCTACGTGAGTCGTACGTGCCGGTGGTCTACCCGATCACGCCAGATCCATATCTGGAGACGGGACGTGTCGGCGTCGTCGCCTCACTCTGGCTCGGCGACCCGGACGTCGACGCGCTGGACCGACACCCGGTTGCACTCCGCGTCAACTACAACTCGATTCCCGAAACCGACCGAAACGTCACGATCAACTCGCGAACCACGTGGGCCCCGTTCAACTCGCAGGCTACCGCGTTCCGCGCCGAGCTCGCACCTGCCCTACTCTACTGGCCACACGTGGGTCGGTACGACGACATCTGGGCGTCGTTCATCGCGCAGAAGATCATGTCGACCTACGACCTCCACGTGTCGTTCGGACACCCGGTCGTGGAGCAGCAGCGAGGTGAACACACCGAACGTGACTTCACCGCGTTCCTGAACGACCTCGAGAACGAGATCTTCGGCATGAGGCACAACCGCGAGGTGGTCGAGGCGATCCGCACCTGGACCGCCGACCCGACGTTGAGCATTCTCGAGAACACCGAGCGGCTGTTCTACCACGTCGCCACGACGTGCGACTTCATACCTGACTCGACGGTCAAGATCTTCGACGAGTGGCTGCGAATCTTCAAGGCGCTGTCGTGATGAGGGCCGTCGTCACAGGTGATCTCGGGTTCCTAGGTCGTCACTTCACACGTAAGTTGAAGGCGTGTGGTTTCGACGTCCTCGGCGTGGACGTCAAGCGTGGTGGCATGCGGACGAACGACTGCCGCTACCTCTTCAACACGTCGACGGACCGGTACGACCTCGCGATCCACGCCGCCGCGGTGGTCGGAGGTCGTGAGGCCATCGAGGGGAGACCCCTCGACCTCACCGTGAACTTCGACCTCGACCTCGCGTATATGAGGTGGTTGTTAGCCACGCGTCCTCGCCACGCGGTGTACTTCTCGTCGTCGGCGGTCTACCCGATCACGCTGCAAGACACCGACCTCGTACCGCGACAACTCTGGGAACACGACCTTAACACGGTGAAGTACGTGGGTGTGCCGGACGAGATCTACGGGTGGACGAAGCTGGTCGGCGAGGAGCTCATGCGCCGCGTACGCGACGCCGGGGTCGACGTCACGGTGGTGCGACCGTTCAGCGGCTACGGCGCGGATCAAGATCTCACGTACCCGTTTCCTACGTTCATCCGGCGCGGACTTGCCTGCGCCGCGGATCCGGAGTTACCCTTCGACGTATGGGGACCGGGAACTCAGGTACGCGACTTCGTTCACGTCGACGACGTGGTAGCAGCGACCCTCAACGCCGTCGCACGTCCCGACGTGCAGGTGACCAACGTCTGCACCGGGATCGCCACGAGCTTCGTCGACCTCGCGCGCGAGGTTCTCAAGCAGGTGGCTCCCACACGGGAGCCAAACCGGATCGTAACCCACCCCGCTAAGCCTACCGGCGTCGCGTACCGCGTCGGCTCTCCGCGGCAGATGTTCAAGTTCTACGCACCGAAAGTATCACTACCCGAGGGAATCACGAGTGCGCTGGAGGTAAGTCGTGGTTGAGTTCGACGTCGTGGACCTATCCGATTCCGGTTGGCAGTGGCTCAAGTCCACCGCGGACCTCCAGCGCGACACGTACGGGTACGACCTCCCGATGCCACCTGGCGAGAAGATCGCCAACTACGCTGTGATGAATCACACCGCGGGTGTGAAGGAGTTCGGCGAGCTACTCGACGAGTTCGGGTGGAAGCCGTGGGCGTCACCACGAGGCTGGTTCAACCGTGAGGCCGCACTGAGTGAGGCCGTCGACGTCGCGCACTTCCTCGCGAACATACTCGTGGCGATCGGCGTCACCGACGAGGAGTGGGAACTCGCGTACCGAATGAAACAAGAGATGAACCGACGACGTCAGCGCGCTGGCTACACCGGCCGCGACAAGTGTCGCTCCTGCGGTCGCGCGTACGACGATCCCACCACACGCTGCCGGCTCGACTCGGACTACTGCCAGGACGCGGCCACTCACGCGACGCGCAACACATTCGCCTAGTACGGTTAGATCGACGACGAAAGCGCCTACTTGGGGGTCATCAGTGAGTCTTACGGCGATCGACTGCCAGGGCTTCGCCGGCGGGTTCACCCTAGGAACCGTCAAGGCGGGCTTCGAGCTGGTCGGTAAGCGTGAACACACCGGTGGCTTCGGTGTGAAGAACTGCGAGGTGAACCGCGCTCTTCTCGGTGACAACTGGTACTCGCAAGCAGGTGAGGCATACACCTGGCATCCTATGTCTGTGGACCTGGTGTTTGGCAACCCGCCGTGCTCCGGCTTCTCCGTGATGTCCAACAAGGACTTTCGCGGCATGAACTCAAAGATTAACTCGTGTATGTGGGACTTCTCCGGGTTCGCGGCGCGCTGCCGGCCACCTATCGCGATCTTCGAGTCTGTGCAGGCGGCGTACAAGCAGGGTCGTGATCTCATGGTCGCGCTGCGCGCCAACCTCGAGGAGCGGACCGGACTTCGCTACGACCTGTATCACGTGCTTCACAACGCGACGACGCTAGGTGGCCCGGCTGTGCGGCGTCGATACTTCTGGGTTGTCTCGGCGATCCCGTTCGGTGTGGAGTATCCCGAGCGTCGTCCCCCGATCCTGCGTGAGGTGATCGGCGACCTACTCGACACGCCACTCACGTGGACGAGTCAGCCGTACCGGAACCCCCCGACGTGGTGGTCCGAGCGCGTGCGTACGACTACGGGTACGGTCGACGGGCACACTTACGCCGACGTTCCGTACGTCCGGCGCGCGCTCGATCTCCTCGAGCAACTGGGCGGTTGGCCCGAAGGATCACATATTGGCGCGGAGGCGAAGCGTGCGTGGGAACGTGACGGTAAGCTCCCACCGTCGTGGGATCACATCTGCGCTAAGTTGGTCGAAAATAAGTTTGAGATGGGATACACAACACTCACCCGCTGGCGTTGGAACACGCCAGGTCGTGTGATCACGGGTGGTGCGATGCAGCTCGCGATGCACCCACTCGAGAACCGAACGTTTACCCACCGCGAGGTCGCCCGCATCATGGGGTTCCCGGACACCTGGCGGATCCTTCCACTTCGCGGGACTCCAGGTCTGGGTATGACGTGGGGTAAGGGCATCACGGTGACCTGCGGGGAGTGGATCGCGGGTCTCGCACGGCGCGCGCTAGCGGGACGACCGGCATCTTACCGTGGGAAGTTGATCGGGGATCGCGAGTACGAGGTGGACGAGATCTCCGCACGGCAGTTTGCTCGTAGTCACGTAGCCTGCTAGAGTTGACGCTGTTACCACGAACACCGAGAGAAGGGAACCCGATGAGCGAGACCACGATCGAGGCCACCGACGTGGCTACCGACGAGACCAACGACGGCGCCGGACGAGGTCGACCGGGACGTCCGCGCTCCCAGGATACGCTGACCCGCGACGCGGTCGTGCAAAACGCGATCGCGCAGGGTGGGAAGACGAAGTCCGAGCTCGTCGCGGAGACGGGTCTCACCGCGAACGCCGTCTACCTGTCCCTGTTCCGGCTCAAGCGTGACCGCGTCATCGCGAAGACCTCCGTCGAGGGTCGCGGTCCGCACGTGTGGTACGCCGTCGGCTCGACGCCGGCACCGGCGCCGGAGCCGGCCAGCACGCAGGGCGTGGACGGTGACGTCGTCGACGAGTGATCGTCAAGTTCACACCGACCGACGACCCGCGCGACGTCCCCCCCGTCCGCGCGGGTCGTCTCGTTTTTTCCTGAAAAATCTTGGGCAAACCTAGGCAAACCTGTAGCTCGATCACATTAATCCTGCTAGAGTAGACGTATCAGGAACGAACGAGAACGAGGAAGGGAACCACGATGATAGCCACCACGATCACGCACATAGCGGACATGAAGATCGACGTCAACGGCACCGAGCACGTCGTCGACCTGAAGATCACCGACATTCCGCGAGACGAGCGTCGCCAGACCGGTCGCGCGTACGTGTGGCTGAACGACAAGTTGAGCGCCCAGTTGGGCACTCCGCCTGACGACTTCACGTCAGCGGCGTGGCGTAGGTACCACCGCGCAATGATCAAGTTGATGAACGAGGTGCTGCAGGGCACGTGGAATCACGACGTTCCGCTGGTCGCGTCGTTCTCCCGCACAGCGGGTTGTTCCTGTGGCTGCTCTCCCGGGTTCCGCCTCCCGAACCAGCACGTCGACATCTACGTGAGTGTTAAGTAACCCACCAGGCCGTCGAGATCCTCTGAGAGGAGTAACCGTGCTGTACCAGGTGTTGGAACGCGCGCGTGAGGGTACCTCCTACTGGCACGTCTCTCTGGGCCTCGGTGGGATACCTGCCGAGCTTCACGACCAGACCGTCGTCACGATCCGGGAGGCGAACGGTAGGCTTGGGTGGACGAAGTACATGATCATTGGCGACAACCTCGGCTACGAGGCCTGCCTGCGGGCCGACGAAGACGACAGGGCGAGAATGGGAGTGAGGAGGGTTCGGTAGTGAATCTCTTCAGGCTGTTCCATCACTGGCCTGAGCTGTTGTTTGTGATCACGGCAGGCTTCGTCGTCGGCTGCGTCATGTACTGGTTGAGTAGGTAAGAGTCAACGTCGAAGGAGGAAGCAGATGTCCACTACCCGTAAGCCCATGGGTGTGAAGGCTGCCGCCCGAATCCAGGCGCAGCGGCGGACGCGACACGCCGCGCGGCGCGCCGTCCGGACACTGGGTCGGTCGTTCACGCCGCGGGTGTCGCGACGTGGTCGCACCACGATGATGTGATGTCTCCTTTACGGAGATCGCCTCGGTGTCGGTTCTGCGGGTCGCGAAGGCATAACCTTGAGACCTGCGAGTCGTACCGTGAGTACACCGAGCTCTTCAGTGGAACGGTGACGGCCGAGGAACTCGAGGCTCACGCCACTGACCGGTGGGAGTGGCCCGGACCTCACCGCCTACGGTGGGAGGGGATCACGTGCATGTTTAGGGAGAGGGGAGAGTAGTGACCGCAGAGGTACCGACGATCGACTGGTCACAGCCGCTGACACGCGCGGACGCGCGGGGGTGGGTTGCCGCCGCTCTCGACTGGTCACATGAGAACGAACTCGCGTTCAACGTCCAGATCACACCTGAGCTTCGTCGCGAGATGCTGACGTACGCGCTCGACCGGGCGGAGGTGGTGCGCTTAGAGTGGGTTAAGATGCGTAGCACGCGACCGGCGGTCGACCGCCTCCGCGTACTTGGTACCGTCGGCTTACTTAAGTCCACGCTCGTCGAGATGATGATCACTACTCCGGAGGAGTGAAGATCGGGGGTGTCCACCCGCGTACGTGACTGGTCTCCGTGCGCGGGTGTAGACACCGAACCTGAGCTCCTGATATAATCACTACATCAGGAACGTAGGGGAGCGGACGAGCGGAGGAACGATGGTTAAGCAAGTTGACGAGGTTGACGGCGCGTTCGTGCATCCACTCGGGTTCATCTTTACGGTTGTGGGTGACGTCGCGCTGGTCACCGCGTGGGGTCACACCACGGCGTTAACCCGCGCCGAAGCCCGCGAGTGGTGGTCCGTCGCGAACGAGACCGCACGTTACTGGAAGTTAACGGGTGTTCAGGTGAACCTGACGTCCGCTGATCACATTGGGAGGTACTGAGATGGGACTCATCTTTCGGAAGCGGATCAAGATCGGCCCATTCGCGCTGAACCTGTCGCACCGTGGTGCGTCGGTGTCCGCAGGCGCGGGACCGGTGAGTGTCAACAGCCGCACGCGGCGTGTTCGCGTGAACCTGCCGGGTCCGTTCGCCTGGACGTCCGGTAAGACGCGTTCGAGGCGGAATCGTTCATCGTCATCTCAGGATGGTGCTCCCGATGCCTGAGTCCACCACCGCACTGGAATTGGCGCGCGACTTCGCCGCTGGCGACGTACCCAGCATCGGCACGGACGACGTGGCCGGTGTGCTCGCCACATACGACGCCGTGATCGCGGTAAGTGGGCGAGTCGAGTTCGTCGTGGACTGTCCTAAGTACGGCGAGCAGGCCAGCGCCGGCATCACCTTATTCACCGATTGGGTGCCCGGCGCCCCGCTGGTCATCGACATGGAGATGGCCGCCGCGCAGACGACATACACCTGCGGCGCCTGCGGCAACGAGTGTTACTCAGGTGACTACGACTTGTACTACGACGACGAACACGAGGACATCGAGATTTAGCCTCTCGGGTACCTTAGCGGCTACAACCCACCTAACGTGACCACGACTACGTACCGCCCCCTTAGCCCAGTTGGCAGAGGCAGAGGACTTAAAATCCTCACAGCGTGGGTTCAAGTCCCACAGGGGGCACGAGGTAAGATCGGATCGAATCTTAGGAGATCAAGGTTGAATAAGTTAAGTCGGTTTGTCATTGTAGCGGCAGCGGGTCTAGGGATGCTACAGAGTGGAGGGTCAGTGATAACTAACGCTGCCCCGGTTCACACCAACTCGATCGGTAACCTGGTTGACACAACGAGCACTCGCTGTGACGCAACTGGTGGTCACTGCGCACGTTTACACGTGGTCGTCCAGGAGATAATCGGTACCCAGGGAGACACTTGGTTCCGGTCGTTTGCCTCGATCACCTGCACCAGCGCTAGTGGGGATGTACCCTGTGCACATCTCCAGGGTAATACGTGGCTAAACTGCAACCGAGGTACGCTACTGTGCATTCCCGACGGTACCGGCCAACCCAACGGTGGTGACACTGTCGACGGTCCGCCTATCAACTGCAGCAACTGCTCCGTATCCGGTACGGTGACTCCGTGGTACCACCACCCCAGTGGAAACGGTCAGACCTATCAGGGTGTCGGATCGTTCAGCTTCACTACCGGTGCTGTCGGTGGGGGAGGTCCTTGGGGGATCTCGGCGGCAACTGTCCAGTTCACTATCACGTAAGAAAATCGGATGTGACCACTAACCCGTGTGAGATGAAGGAGGAAGAGTGAAGTTTACCGTGGAGTTAGACGCGGTCGAGGTCAACACACACGGTGAACCTATCGACGGCTCGACGCTGATCACTCCCGAGTTTGTGCTTACCTTCCTCCGAGAGTATATGTTTGACGAGGACGTCGGATTCGAGACCGAGCACCCGACCGACGACACGTCGTACGTGTACATGGGGTTTCGCAACGTAACGGTCACACCTATGATAGAGGAGGAAGAAAGATGATCTCGGAGGAACTTCACACACCCGTTACGGTCGACGATTGGTCACGTACACCACCCGCGGTCGTAAGTGTGATACAACGAATCATGAAGGATCGTGACACGTTACGTCTCCGTGTGGCGACGTTGACCGCGCAGATTAAGCAGATCGTGGGCAATGATCGTTTGCTATCGAGTTTAACTACCACTAACACGGTTGTGAATCCCGACACCGCTGGAGTGTTCGGGGTCGCTCCCAGTTCCGTCGTCCGCTTTAAGTTAGCGGACGGCCTCGAGGTCGACGTGTACGTCGATCTTCACGGGAAACTTCGGATCGACGGCACGGGTTCGATCGCCCTTGAACTTGGCGACGCGAACGGCTTCACCGTAGCGGTGCTTCCCGAGAGGGAGGATTGACAGATGTCGTGATTTATGATAGTATGGTTCCTAGCGGAGAAACGAACGAGGAGGAACCGGTGGAGCAGCGGATAGACGTGACGAATGAAGACTGCTCCTCTTGCGGCGCGAAGCCAGGTCGCCACTGTCGCACGTGGTGTGAGTTGAACGGTACCTCGTGGGACGAGATCGAGTAGTGGTTGACAAGTCTTAAGACTTACGTTACAGTGGACGTACCAGGAACGAACGAGATGAGGAAGCAATGACTGCGGGTACCCACTACGATACCGAGGACTACGTCCGCCGGATCACCGCACTGCTCGCCCAGGCCGAGTCGACCAACACCCCGGCGGAAGCCGAGATGTACGTGTCGAAAGCCCAGGAGCTGATGCTCTCGCACGCGATCTCCGAGGAGCTGATCCGCGCCGCCCAGGTGAAGAAGGGTGTGGCGCAGGAGCCAGAGAAGATCATCAGGCAGTCCGTCAAGCTCACGGGTGTCTACCGCAAGGTCGAGAGTGACATCGTGGTGGCCGTGGCGTTCGCAAACGACTGCCGGTCCGTCGTTCACGATCAGACGTGGTCAACACCACATACCTACGTGATAACGGTCGTCGGACACGAGTCTGACGTGGACAACGTGCTGCGGCTGAGCGCGTCACTACTGATCCAGCACAGTACCGCGAAGCGCACGTGGGAGCGTAAGGGTGGGGTACCGACACACGTGTCGTCGATGGAGAAGTTCAAGATCCGCCGGCAGTTCACGATCTCGTACGCGCAAGGTGTGGGTTCTCGCCTCCAGCTCGCCCGCCGTGAGGCTAAGATCACCGTCGCCGAGGCGCAGGTGGAGGCCCAGCGGGTGACCATCGCCGACGCGCAGCAGTCCGTGGCGCTGGCGCTCGTGGATCGGAAGAAGCGTGTGGACAACTGGATCGACGAGAAGTACGGACGCAGCCTCAGGTCCGTGACGCACAACTACGCGGGTGGTGGATACTCCGCCGCGGAAGCCGGCTACGAGGCCGGCTCCCGCGCTGACCTCGGACAACCCCGCGTCGGTGGGACCCGTCCCGCGCTGGAAGGTTGAGACCCACGATGAACACAGGTACCCAGCAGTTCACGTTGTACGACGCGGAGGCGAAGTTATCACGTGGTCGTGTGTTTCAGAAGCTCCCTGAACTTCAGGCCTGGGTCGACGAGCTCCGTGAGACGTGGTGGTGGCAGCGTTTCTACCCGCAGGTCGTGCGGGTGGAGGTCGGACCGGCGCGGAACCGACGTGAGTCGGTCGGCTGGTTCGAGGCCAAGCAGGGTGCGGGTCGGATCGAGATGACTCCCACGGCCCGCGACGTACGTAGTATCACGCACGAGCTGGCGCACGTGATGACGGCAGCACTGCACGGTGACGGGCACGGACACGACCCGGTGTTCGCCCGCGAGTACGGGAACCTAACGTGGTTCATCTCCGGACCGCAGGCGTGGTTGAACCTGCAGGCCGCGTACGTGCGTCACGGTGTCGACTACGGCCAGGACGCGTAGGGGAGAGACAGCGCACGTTGCCAAGTCTTCCTACTTATGCTACGGTGGAACCTACCAGGAAACACGAAATCTGATCGAGGAGGAAATGTCGTGGATCAGCGTGAGAGTAAGCTCCCTGCGTGGGCCCAGAACGAGCTACGCGCCGCGCGCGTCGAGGCTCGAGCCCTACGGCGGCAGGTCGCTGACTTGTCTCGTGAGGACTCACTCGTCGTCGCCAACCCAGACCGTGGCGAGCGTGACGTCGAGTCGATCAACTTGGGTGACCGCGCCACCGTCCGCTTCACACTCGCGAGTGGCATGATCGACGTGTCACTTCGCGACGGGCATCTCCACGTCGACGCCTTCACGGGTGCGCTCGCGATCACGCCGTGGGTCTCGAACGTCGTTCACGTTCGGGTCGTTGACTTCCCACGCGGAACGTAGATCTCTTTAGTCAAGTCACGTGACCTGTTGCCGGGTCACGTGACTTGTGCTATAGTGGTAGTAACAGGAACGAACGAGGAACCGAGGAAGGTCAAGATGACCACCACCACCCAGCACGTGGCACCCACCGAGAAGCAGCTTAACTTCCTCTACGCGCTCGCGGGTGACCGCGTCGCGACGTCGCTGGGTACCTGTGGCGAGGAGCGGATCGAGAACGTCGGCGTGTGGGTCGAGAACACCTCTCCCTCCCACTCCGAGGTCTCCCACCGCATCGACTGGCTTCGCCGGCAACCGAAGGACACCGCGAGTGTCGACGCCCAACCGGCCCACACCTCGAGCGACACCGTCGCGGTCACCACCCCGGGTGTGTTCGAACTCGACGGCGAGGTCTACGTCGTTAAGCCCAACCAGGCCAAGACTCGGCTGTACGCGAAGCGCGTCGTGGAGATCACCGGTGACCGGCTGACCGAGGCCGACACCGTCGTCAAGATCGAGTTGGAGTACGCACCCGGCGTGATCTACAAGCTGACCGAGGCCCACCGCATGCCGCTGGCGCGCGCGGAGGAACTGACCGCGCGCTACAAGAAGTGCATCGTCTGCGGACGCGGGCTGAAGGCTGCCACGTCAGTCAAGCAGGGCATCGGCCCGGTCTGCGTCAAGTACTTCCGCTGACCGAGAGAATCTTGAGAGAACCTGGGTCTGCGTGTAGCCGCGGACCTAGGTTCTTGCTAGAATCGTAGTAACAGGAACGAGGAGGACCTCAGATGAGGCTTAAGTATCGCAGGCAGGGTGAGGGTAGTTTCGCCGCGTACTTCGCGTACGACGAGACCCGCCAGTACGCGATCGTTCGTCACGATGCGCGACGCAGCAACGCTGGGTGGACCCTGCGGATCCGCACGTCGGTCGAGACCTGCGGTGTGAAACACGCGATCGACCAACCGACCCTTCACACATATATAACTCGGACACGCGCTGACGCGCGTGACGTCGCGCAGCGCTACCACGACCTCGGCGACGACTACCAGCCGAGTGAGCACGGCTACGCGAGCCGGTTCACGTTCGCGGTGCAAGCACACGACACCGCCACTACCGCGAAGCTTCGCGCCGAGGTCGACGCGCTCCGCGCCGAGGTCAACTCCAACAGGTCGTGACCACCACGACGTGGAAACCCGTTGCGGGTGTAGGCCATACGTGATATAGTGAACGTAGCAGGAACGAAGTGAAGCAAAATTCCAGGAGGAACGATGACACACGACTTTAAGATCAACGACACCGTCCGCATCCTCGACTCGCACACACGAACCCCGGACACCGGCAGGTTCACCGGCGTCGCGACCGTCGTGAAGGTCAACGCCGTGAACCTCAAGATCAACCTGAACGGCGTACTCGTCACCGTTTCTCCGGAACTCTTGATCCACGTGGACGAGCAGCCGGTGAACGTCGACGACATGATCACCGTCGCGGACGTCGGCAAGCTCGCGTACGTGCGAGGAGGCAGTGGGTCGAAGTGGACCTACGGACCCAACACGCTGTTCGTGATCATGAACGTTCACGACCGCATAAAGGTCGTGAAGCTGGGTGGCGACGGTGGCCGGACGTGGACCGTTCCGCGGCATCACGTGACGGTCGCGCCGCTGGAGTCCTTGAACATCGCGGTGAGTCGGAACGCCTAAATCTGAACTCATTCCTAAGATCCACTACGCACCCTCGAGAGGAGGGACGGTTCATGACGAGTGTACACAACCCGGTCCGCGAACGTGCCTACACCCACCCGTATAACTGGCGTCACCGCGCACGCTGCCGCGACGAGCGCTATGGGGGTGAGGGAGTTGACCCTGAGCTGTTCTTCCCCGTGAGCTACGAGGGTGCGTGGGCCGAGGCGCGGGTGGCGGAGGCCAAGGCGTTCTGCCGTGGGTGTCCCGTGATCGCCGACTGCCTGCGGTGGGCGATCGTTACTGGGCAGGACGAGGGCGTGTGGGGTGTGACGACCCCGGACGAGCGGCGCGCGCTGCGCGTCGCGCCTCGAGATCGACGTCGGCCTCGCGAGCGGTTCGTTGATCCTGACAACCCACCATAGATCCACGACCCACGTACGACATCCGTACGTGGGTCGTCGGGTCTTCGTGGTACGTTGGCTACGACACATCGCGAACTCTCCGTGGCGGAGGTCTCAGGATCACGAAGTTTCCCAAGATTCTTCGGTAAACCTGTTGCTCGGTGTCGTGATATGAGATAGTATGGTCTAACTAGGAACGAAACGAGGAGGAAGACGATGCAGGTTGACTTGTCACCCGAGGCGATCTATCAGATCTCCACCGCTCTGGTGAACCGCGGCGACCACCGCAACCTGAAGTCCGAGTGGGCCGACACGGCGACGCGGTTCATCGAGCTTGAGAAGTTGACGCGCGACGCGCGCCTCGGCACCACGGACAACCTCACGATCTACGTGGTGGCGCGCGACACGACGGTCGACGGTCAAGTGATCTACGACAGCTACCTCGGCTACGTCTGCACCGCGCACAACGAGGACGAGGCACGTAAGTTGGGTCTCGACCTCGACGGTGACCAAAGGCCTGACGTCTGGCTCCGCGACACCACGTCGGTGAAGGCGATCGGCTTCGGCGCCGGTCCCGTTCGGATCATCCGCACCGACGGTAACTTCTCATAACGAGAAGATCCGTAATGTATCACCCATGACAACCGAAAGGTGACTGTGATCACATCCAGAACACGCCGATTCTTACTACTGCTGACGGCCCTACTCGCGTTGTTACTGCCGACTGGCTTGAGCCACGTCGCCATCGCGGCGCCGGCTCCGCACTCCGTCGCCAACATCGTGGAAACCACCGTGCACAGGTGCGACGCGACTGGCGGCCACTGCGCCCGCATGCACATCGTGGTCCAGGTTCAGGACGGCGCGCAGATGCGCACCGTGGCGTTCGTCGCGTGTTACGGCGCGACTGGCGACTTCCCCTGCGCCCACGTCGGTGGTAACGCGTGGCTGAACTGCACCACGCTGAACGGTACCGACTGCTCCACCAACGGCGCGCCGGCCAGTTGCACCGGGAACTGCCCGCTGAGCTTCGGCATGCTGACCGGTTGGTACCGGCTGCCGGTGTCCAGTCAGCGGTACTCCGGCGCAGCGTCGATCGTGTTCACCACGGGCGCGGCCGGCGGTGGCTCGAACTGGGGGCTTGCTGGTGTCACCCGGACGTTCGGGTTCTAACGTCTGACCAAGAAAAAAAAATCATGAGAGTATGAGACCCGGTTGGTTGACCGGGTCTCATACTTATGCTACGATGAGAACTACCAGGAACGAGGGAGAACACGATGATCGTCTACGAAGATCAGCGCGGTGAAACCGAGCCCTGCGAGGCTGGCACCATCGGTTGCTGCGTTAACCACGTCAAGAGCCCGACCGGTACGTCGTGTGAGACATGGTGATAGTGATGATCAGGGTTGTGAGTGGTAACTTCACCGAAACACAACTGATCAACATCACCGAGTTGGCCACCGACGGTCACGTTAAGCGGGGGAAGAATCACTTCTACCTGACACCCGACGGTAACCTATCGTGGGTTACGGACCGACGGTACCGCGAGGGAGACTACGACCACCCACGGGTACTCAACGGTAACGTCAAGCTCGGTGTTGTGAGGGTGAAGTGACGATCAGCGAGCACTGCGCGCGCGGCCTACACGGGTTCTGCCGAGGTGATCACACGACGTGCTCCTGCGGGGAGTGTCACTTCGTCTGCGCGCGCTGCGCACAGCCGTGTCGGACGTTGAACGGACCTGACCACGACATCTGCGCACCGTGTGCGCGTCGGGACGCCCAGGCGTCGGGTGTCGCGCGCCGCGCGTCACAGGCTTGTGACCACTGTGGTGCCGGCGGAGCCATCCGAGACCCACGTACGCGGAAGAACGTTTACCTGTGCAGTGGCTGTCACGCCGGCGACCTATCGAGGCTTCCGGGTGTCGCGGTGGACCTCAACGCGGCGTGCGCAGGGCACGACGTCAGCGATCCCTTGCATGCCTGGTACCAGGTTAAGGGTCGTAAGCACATCTGTAGTCGTTGCACGATGACGTGGTACGTGGACTCACGTGAGGTTGCGGCGCGCACAGGATCCTGATATAGTGAACGTAGGAACAAACGACGAGGAGGACGAAGTTGATGATCACCGTAGGTGACGTCACGTGGACCACTGAACTGGACCCGCAGAGCGCGGCCGCGCTGTCGACCCGACACGTCGCCGTGGAGCTGCAGGAGCATGAGTCGAGCCAGGGTGGGTGGCCGACCCTCAAGCTGATCGGCGGTACGCGCGACGATGTGCGTGCGTGGTTGCTCACGAACTGGGACAACGACGAAGAGACCGTGGATCACGTGCTCGAGGGTGCCACACCTACGCCCGATGTGCGGATTCTCACCCAGTAGAGCGGTAGTTACGTCTGAAGTCCGAGGGTAGTTACGTCTGAAGTCCGAGGTCGTGGACCTCGGGCTTTCGACGTACGAGAACACGTCTGACCTCCTCCCGGAACACACGACGTCGTGACCTGGTCGTACGCGTCACAGCATCCGCGTGAGATGTCGAGGGAGGCGCTCAGAGTCACAAGATTTTTCCATCAACCCGTTGCGTCAACATCCTACTTAGGATAGTATGGTCTCAACAGGAACGAACGAGGCGAAGGACGAGACGATGACCAACACCGGCGTTCTGCACGAGGTCGAGGTTCACGACCGCATCGCGACCATACGGCACCTGCACCCCGAGTCCGGGATCGAGATCGGTCGCGACGAAACGATCCTGGACACCACTGCCGGCGCGTGCCCGCTGTGGCTGCAGGTGGCGACGTGGTTGCAGACCTTCGACCTGTGCCTGGTACTCCCGGACGAGGTCTTTCCGCGGCTGACTGCGGGGAACACCTGGACCGCCGAGGCTCGCGAGCTTCGGTAAGGTAGTGTGCACACGTAAGACAAGATCCACCATCAGGAACCGTAGGAGGAAGCAGTGAATCACGTAACCGATCTCACGGACGAGCAGCTTCAGCAGCGCTACGTCCCGGCCGCGTTCTTGCCCGCCGACCGACGCGCACGCCAGCGTCTCGCGGCGCGCAACGCCCAGGTCACTGCCGAGCTGCGACGTCGCGGCTACGTCCCTGTGGGGGTGTGACGTGGCGCAGAGCTCCAGCCAGCCGGCACCTGGGCACCCAGGTAACTGCGCCTGCAACGGTACCGGCCTCGTGATCGCGGGAACGCGCTACGAGCCGCAGCCCAACACCACTACTCCCGGCGTGCGTCGCGTGCGTCGGACCTGCAACCGAGAAGGAAGCTGACGTGGCTGACAGCTTGGAACCCACCCCGTTGGTCCTAGGTCACTCTGTCGTGAACATCGTGTTCGCTCGCGTGCTGCTGGCCGTCGCGACGCCCATCGCATCCGACGCGGAGCTGACACCCGCGGAGCGTATCCACGTGGAGATCGAGAACGAACTCCGGTGGTTGAGCCGCTACAACCCTGACCTTCACGACCTGGTCGCGAACCCACTGCGTAACGTCAAGTCACTTGTCAGCCGGGAGCAGCAAGACCCGTTACGGGACTCGATGTGTGAATCTAAGCATCGTTCCATCGCAGAAGACTAAGAAGGAGGACGACGATGGTAAGTCGAAGAACTACGCTGGCTCGCGCGGCGTACCAGGCTGCGCAGCGTCAGGCGGACCAGGCGCGGACGCCGGCGCAGGTCCGGAAAGCTAACCGGGCGATCGTGACCGCGGCCGCGCAGCTTCCAGGCCGCGACTTCCTGTGGCGCCCGTTACGGCGTCGGTAGCATCGAAGTGACAGAGAAGGGGTGATCACGAAAGTGGTCACCCCCTTCCGTTGACGTCGTGTCATATCTATGCTATGATGGTACCATCAGGAACGAACGACCGAGGAGGATCCGGTGACGGCTTTCACGCTGAACCCGAAGGTACTCGACAAGATCCGCAACGCCCCGGTCCCCACGGTCGAGCAGGTACGCGCCGCGCGCGTCGCCGTCGCCAACTCCCCGCGTCACGGTGGTGACCGGCGCGGAAGCTCGACCAGCCGCCGCCGGCGCACCGAGAAGCTCCTTCACGAGTTTGGCGACGGGACCACCTGCCCGTGCTCATACTGCCACGTCGCGCTCACCGCGGAGACGCTGACCCAGGACAAGATCTACACGACGAACGAAGGTGGCGGGTACCGCTACGAGAACCTCATCCCGGCGTGCATGGACTGCAACCGCCGACGTCTCGACACCGCCATCTGGGAGATCGTCTCCGAGGTCGTCGTGGCCGCCGAGGCGATCACCGTCGAGGCGATCACCGTTGCGGCGTAGACGTCGTCACCCAAACTTGATATGATGATACCGATCAGGAACACATGAAGTGAGGAGGAACGTGCGAATGTTCGAGGTGAAGAACGCGGCGGGAGTCGTCGTCCGGAGTCTGGCCACCGGAAACGTGCTGCTGGTCAGAAACCGACGCCGAGGTGTCTGGGAGTACCCAGGTGGTCTGGTGCACGTCGGGGAGACGCCGAGGTGGTGTGCTATGCGTGAGCTTCGCGAGGAGACCGGACTTCAACTTCGGATCAAGTGGATACTCGGAGTTGACCGAGGCCAGCGACACCTCTACCTGTGGCCACTGAACTACCAGACGTACGCGGCGTGGGTTCCGGACGAGCTTGCTTGCGCGATCACGTTGAGCGCTGAACACTCGGCGTTCCGCTGGTTTACCGTCGAGGAGGCGCGTACCCACCCACTGGTGTGGGAGCGTGTGAGGGAGCGATTCGTCACGTACCTGAACGACGATCACTGGCCTACGGTGGGTGGCTGGAGAACTCCCAGTCCCGCGCGAGGTGAGGACTGATGTCAAGACGGGGTGCTAGTGTAACACTTCTCGTGGCGCTGACCGTACTCTTCACGTCCGCGGCGAAGGGATGTGAAAAGCCTAGGGACACGCAACCGAAGAAGTCCAGCGTGGTATGCCACTCGACGTCAAGTGTCAAGTGTTGGCCGACCTTGACGGTCTACGTCGACGACCGGACGGGTGACGCGTGGCCAGTCCGCGAGCAGGTGCAGAAGTGGGATCGATTGCTGAAACTTCACTTCCTGTACGGCCCGTGTCACCGTGGTGCTGGCTGCGTGAAGGTTGTCGAGCGCAAGATGGGCGACACGGGAGTTGGCGCTACCACAACCTACGCGTGCGGTAGCTGTGGAATCATCGACGACACCGTCGTGGTCGCCGTCAACACGACGTACGGCGACTCACCGGCGGAAGTGAGGAAGCGGACCATCTGTCACGAACTCGGTCACGCCGCCGGGAAAACTGCCCACAACGCGGCCACGTGTATGGAACCGGACGTTTCGATCCCTAACGGATCACCGAATCCGTCATCCAAGGACGCCGCCGTGATCAACGCGGTGTACGCGTAAGGTAAGAAAGATGTGAAGATGGTCAAAAGGACGAAGAAGGTGATCGTCACCGTGACCCGCCAGGACGGCAAGCAGACCATAAGCGTCGTCGACGACAAGACCGCCCGTCACCTCGAGAACCAGTGCCTGAGCGGACACGGCGACATCGCGATCGTGAACGTCGAACCCGCCAAGTAGGCGGGTTTGACAAAGTCTTCTCATTATGCTATGATGGTACCATCAGGAACGAACGGCGCGAGGAACGGAGATCGAGGAAGATGATCCGCCAGCCACGCCCACAGCGTAGGTTGTGCCGTTCTACGGGAACACACGTTTCAAGGAGGAAAGAGAACCGTGACTGAAACCACCACTCCCACTGAGCTGCCCACGCGCACGTTCACGAGCCGGCAGGCCCCGTGGATGACCGTCGGCCACGTCATCGACGAGCCGGACGTGGACTCCCAGACCGCCGCTCGCCTGGGTGGTCTGGACTTCGACGTGAAGTTGTACCCGGCCGGGTTCCGGGTCGGCGACGCCCTCGACGCGGAGACCGGTGAACTTCCCGGCGTTCTACCGCAAGGTGAGATCGCCAAGCTGGCCGACGAGGTCGGGAAGGCTCCGAACGCGGAGGCCATGCGTAAGTTCGGTCGCCGGGTGCCCGAGCTGCTGGCGCACATCGCCGCGCTGTCCGGTCACACCGCGACCGACGCGAGGTGGGTGGCGTTTCACGGCCGCAACGCCGTGGTGAACGAGACGACCCAGATGCCGTACGACGTGGTGTCCGGTGACTACGTGCCCGTGCAGTTCAGCGAGGCGTTCACGTTCATGGACGCGGTCAACCCGCGCTACGTCGCGGCCGGCACTCTTAAGGGTGGGCGGCAGGGATTCATGGTCGCGCAGCTCTCGGAGCTGACCTCGCTCCAGCTCGACGGCCTCGGTCCCGACGGCGACTCCGACCCGCATGACATGTTCGCCGTCCTGCGAACGAGTCACGACCGGTCGCGTGGTCTCGAGGTGGCGCTCATGGGCCTGCGACAGCGCTGCATGAACTCGCTGGGTCTCCGCTCGTTCACGCGCGGCGCGCCGCAGCGGTGGTCGATCCGGCACGTCGGCGACGTGGCCTCGAAGCTGCAGGCCGCCCAGCAGGTCATCACCAATATGACCAACTACGCCGCCGAGTACGAGCGTATGGCGCGTCGGCTCGCGGAGACCGAGGTCCTCCTCAGCGACGCGGAGGAGATCCTGACTCACGCGCTCGAGGACCGACCGACCCGGGAGACGACCGTGAACTCCATCATCTCCGCGTGGAACTTGAGCCCGTACGTGGGCTTCAAGAACACCGGCTGGGGGCTCACGCAGGCTGTGTCCGAGTACTTCGAGTGGGGGCGTGACACGAACGTCCGCACGGACCAGTCGCGATTCCTCGGGGTGCTGGAGGGATCGACCGCGAAGGCCGTGAACCGGGTGGCGCAACTGGTGATGACGCGCTAACGTCTGAACGTCGGACCTGACCCCTTTTCCCCCTCCGGAAAGGGGTCAGGTTCGACCCCGTTGGAGATCAAGTAGGAACGGAGATGAGATGGACGAGTTCGACGAGCTGTTCAAGGTTGTGAACGTCAGCGCCGAAGATATCACGTTCGAGCGTGGTGGTGGCATCACCCGACGCTACCGCATCACACTCGAAGGTCAAGGAGGCCACGGGATCGGACTCACAGGTCTGATCGTGTACACGTACGTCAACGCTGACAGCTTGAACTCGACCGTGCAGGGGCGGGCGTGTCAACACCTCCTGGAGGCGTACGCCGACGACGCCGCTACGTCGACCAGCGGCGGTGCCAAGTGATCTCCGCGGAGGAGGACGTGGAGACCTCCGAGACGGACGACAGAGATGATCCGGTCGCGTGGATGAGTCGTCCGGCTCCCTTCGGTCCGGCGTGTCGCGCCGCGCCCGCGGGTCTGTTCTTCACCCCAGACTACTTCTACGCCGACGAGGTAAAACCCGGTGAGCGTCCCGTGCGCGACTCACGTGGTCATCTCATCGAGTACGACGAGGACGGCGAGCGGATCTACCCACTCCCCGAGGAGTCGGTGTTCTGCCGGGCGTGTCCGGTTCACACCGAGTGTCTCGCCTACGGGATCACGACCGACCAGCCGGGTGTGTGGGGTGGCATGACGCGGTACCAGCGTCGGCAGCTCGGTCGCCGCCGCACGCGCGTGTCGTGTCCATCTTGCGCGGGTAGGTTCATCGTCGTGGAAGGATCACACCAGCTCTGCCTCGCCTGCGGGGTGTCGTGGACGTACGTGAGAAGTGGTGTAAGATGACGAACATCCCGTCTCACACCGCGTCCGACGAGGAGAGGTGGATACTCGAGGTCACGTTCGACCCACCTAATGTGCAGGCACACGCCAATCCTGAACTTACGTTTCCTTATGATGAGGTAAGTCGATTTGTGACGTACCTCTCCGAGTACTGGAGTCTTCTTCCCGAGGAACTCCAAGAGTTTGTGCGGTGGGATAACGTGAAGTTAACCGCGACGGCCGAACTGATCGACAACTTCGTCGAACCTCTTCGCTTTCTCATGATGCATATGGTGCCCCAGGAGTTCACTTTAAGGCGTGCTGGTGCACGTTAGGTAGTGAGTTAAGACACCGCGGGTGGCTCCCGCTACGATCGCGGTATAGGAGAGAAATCCGAAGGAACTAGGAAGGGAGAACGTTAAGATGACCGAGATCGACTTTGACCCGATCGCGCGACTCAGCCGCGAGGCGCGCGCGATGGCGGTCGGCATCGACCGCGACGCGGCCAGGTACCTCGTGGACACGTACTACAGGTGGCAGCGGCAGCGGATCGCGTTGGGAAACCAGGTGCGGACGCTGGAGAACTCCGGACAACCTACGGGAGTGCTGGAGCACTTCGGCGACCAGACCGCGACACTCGAGCGGCAGATGATCTCCAGCTTGCTGGCGTGGGTCGAAGATCGACCCGAGGGAAAGTGGGCGCTCGGCCAACTGGGGATCGGACCCGTTCTCGCCGCCGGCCTGTCTGCACACATTGACATCCGTAGGTCGCCGACCGTCGGCCACATCTGGCGGTTCGCCGGACTCGACCCGACACTCACGTGGCTGGGTCGCGACGCCGCTACCGCTCTCGTCGCGGAGATGTTCGGAACGCAGCGATCGTTCACGCCGGAGGACGTCGCCACGCTCGCCGAGCGGGTGAACCGCAAGGCCGAGAACCTCCTCAAGATCATACGCGACGCACCCAGCGACGAGGACGAGGACGTCGCGCTGACCGAGGACGAAGACGAGGTGTTCCCGCGCAGCCGCGTGATCGCGACCCTCGCCCGGCGCCCGTACAACGCCAGTCTCAAGGTGTTGTGCTGGAAGATCGGCGACTCGTTCGTGAAGATCTCGAACCGACCAACCGACCAGCAAGACCACTACGGTCGTGTGTACCGCGAGCGGAAGGCGCAGGAGGTGGCGCGTAACGAGGCCGGCGCGTTCGCCACGACGGCCACTCAGACCCTCGCGACGAGGCGCATTACGGACGTCGCGCTGCGACGTACGTACGAGGAGGGTAAGCTCCCTCCGGGGCGTCTGGACCTGCGCGCGCGGCGGGTAGCGGTCAAGCTGTTCCTGGCACACTGGCACGACGTCGCATATCGCGCCGAGTTCAACACGCCGCCACCGGCGCCGTACCCGATCGCGCATCTCGGGCACACTCACTACATCCCGCCGTTCGCACCTAAGCAGGGGTAACCGGTCGAGCCACGAGAACCGCGATAGTCTAGTGAGACATAAGAGTCGACGAGAACCTAGTTAGGGATCGAGTCGTACGTGTAGAGAGAACCGGTTGATAAAGAACGAGTCGTAGTTGTAGAGGAAACTTTTCCATCGACGAACGAGCCAGCCGATCAGTGAGAACCGTGATGCCCAATCGAGACGCATTTGATGGTGAGAACCTTATCTTGAGATCGAACCGAAGTGGTTAAGTGAGACAAAGAGCCCGACGACGGTAACGTAATGATAGATCGAGACGTGGAACAAGATTGTAACGCTTGTGGTTCGGATCGAGACGAAGAGTTTGACTGTGACGTACAACAGGGATCGAGACGAAGAGTTAGATGGTAACGCAACTCACGAGATCGAGATGAGAGTAAAGAGAGATCTGTACAAGCTGATCGAGATGAGCTACTTGACAGTTCCACTTTAGTCGATCGAGTCAAATCGAGACGAAGTACAAGATGGTAACACGCGCAAGTGATCGAGACGTTTGACCCGGACCGTAACGCGATCATGAGATCGAGACCGAAGAGACCGACTAGGTACCCACTACCATGAGTGAATCGAGAGATAAGTTAACATCGTTTATGCCGAATGAAGACCTTGTCCCCATCACTAGTGAACCGCACGTAGATGATCGAGGCAATGCGGAAGAGAGAACTGATCAGAGCGATCGAGACGACATCAGTAAGAGAACCGTACCAGATGATGATCGAGGCGAAGCAAACGGCGAAAGAACCGTATCTCATGATCGAGACGATGAAGATAAGAGAACCAAAGTATCAGGTCGAGACACATAGGAATAAGATAGAACCGACGTATCCGATCGAGACGATTCTAGTAAGAGAACCGAACGACGCGATCGAGACACACGTGAGAAAGAGAATCGACAGATGAGATCGAGACGAAGCTCTCGAAAGTGAACCTAAGAACTTGATCGAGACGGACGTAAACTTGGGGAGAGCACCGGAGTAGGGATCGAGACGAAGGGATCGAAGAAGATTCGATAAACGAGATCGAATCCGAGGTAAAAAACGTGAGACGACCGTCATAAGAGAACCGTACTAAGTGATCGAGCGCTAATGAAGTAAGTGAGCCGGAGATACAGATCGAGACACTTCTTCGGAGCGAGATGGAATGGAGCTAGTGAGCCGACACTCCAGATCGAGTCGTACAGAGTGAGAGTTACCACGTCTGAATGAGCGAGTCGCAAGTACCTGAGAAATACCGGAAAAGTAAACGAACCGTAGCACGAGTAGGCATTCATAACCCCTGTGAGTGAGTCAAAGTCAACGGGTGTCAAGAGAGCCAACTACCCGAACGTGGACGTGGATACGAACCGAAGATCACAAGAGTACCGATCCGCACGAGTGAGTCGTGGATCTCACGAGAGAACCGAACACCTCAAACGAGATCGCGTGAAACCTGCGCCAGGACATCTGGCGTGGGTTCTCGCGCATTCTAAGACGACGTCGTGATTCAACGTCGTGCCGCGTGACGGTCACTCCGCTGAAGTGAGCTCAAGTGGCCGATGTTTCTTGTTGCACTGTGATGTGACTTATGCTAGTCTAGTCGTAGCAGGTAAGGAACGAGGAAGGGAAGTACGATGAACCCGATCACCGTCCAGGTCTACCGAAGCCTCTCCGTCACCGACCTCGGCACCCAGATCTTGCAGATCGAGCGTCAGAACGCACAGGATGTCAGGCGAGGTCGTCGGGTGTCCGCCCACTCCGCCCAGGTGCTCAGCACCGCGAAGTCGATCTACCGCGAGCGCACCGTGCGCTGACCACCGCCGCCACTAACAGAAGAAGGTAGGTCATCTGAGGAGGTGGCCCATCTTCCGCACATCGAGGTCCTCGACGCGGTTGTGACGTGCTCGGCCACACCTATCGTACGCTAGTGGACGACATATCCGTCACACCTCACGTGAGGACTCACATCGTGGCTCGACCCGTCCGCGTCGTCTCAGGCTGGACCCTCGGTGGGGGCGGCCGCGTGCGTGAACTGATTACGCTGCCGTGGTGGCTGATCGTGTTAGGACGCGTACTGCGGTGGTTCGGCGTCAGCCACCCCCTCCTAACGGCGGACGGCGTTGGCGTCGTGTACGTGTGGATCAAGACGGGAAGCCTGGCGCTCGCGCTGGCGACGGTAGCTGTGGTTGACGTGGCGTTGCTAGCCTGCCTGATCGCGGTGCTACTGCGCCTCACCGGCGCGAGTCTGAGCGCGATCATAGCGGGCATGTCAAGGCGACGTCAACTACGGAGACAGTGGCCGGACGTAGCGGCGGCCGCCGGCCTGGTACGCACCGTCAGGGGCGACCAGGCCTACCCGCCGCTCAGGCGGGTACGTGTGACGCAGACCGGCCTCAGGGCCGTGGCGTACACGGGACGAGTTGGTAAGACGGTGGAGAAGGCGGTGCTCGGGCGGGGTGCGATGGCGGCTGTAATGGGATGTCGAGAGGTCTACGTTCGCCAGGGAAAACACTCAGGAATTACATCACTAGAATTTGCCTGGGGTGATCCTCTTAAGAGAACACTCCGACTCCGTGATCTTCCCGAACCCACCAGCAGAGCACATCTTACCTTCGGTATCACCGAAGATCAGGAACCCGTCTCCATCGAACGTGACCTCAGCACACTCATCGTAGGACTTACCGGCTCGGGAAAGTCAAGTACGGTGTGGGCCATGCTGGCCGCTCTCGTGAAGAGTGGTATTCCCTACCGTCTCGTGGTAGTTGACCCGAAGGGCGGCATGGAGATGGCCGCACTCAAGGACGTAGCCTACAAGTACGCGGTGATGCCCGAGGACATCGCCCAGGTACTAGGTGATACCGTCACCGAGATGCGTGAGAGAATGAACACACTCGGTGACCGTAAGACCCGTAAGTATAAGCCTACTCGCGAGCACCCGTTCACCCTGCTCGTCGTCGACGAGTTCCTCAGTCTTACGATGTTCATGAACTCGAAGCTGAAGAGTCGTGTCGAGCAGTCCGTTGGCCTACTCCTCACACAGGGTCGCGCGCCCGGGTACGCCGGCCTGTTCTGCTCACAGGGGTCGCAGGTCGACGCACTCGGCCGAATCCGCACGTTCATCCCCCAGCGCCTGTGCCACGCCACAGACGACGTGGAAACCACGGTGGCTGCGCTCGGCTCCGACGCGAGGCACTCGGCGCGCTGCGACAAGCTTAACCTGCGAACGCAGCAGGGGGTGGGCTTCATGCAGGTCGACGGCCAGCGAGGTTTCACTCGATTCCGCTCGGTGTACGTCACCGACCGCGAGACAGTGATGATCGCGAACGGGCAGCTTCCACCGGACGCGTACACAGGTCGTGGGTTCTTCGTGCCAAGCCGCCGCGACGCGCGCCGCGCGCGCCGGGAGCGGGTAGCCGTGTACCGCTGGGTGAGTCACGACGAGGAGGTGCTCTACATCGGGATCAGTAGCGACCCAGAGCGTCGCCTCGGCCAGCACATCTCCGATAAGCCGTGGGTGGAGGAGGCGGCCCGCGTCGAGCTCGTGGAGTGGTGCGACTCGCGCGAGGACGCGCTGATCCTCGAGGAAGACCTCATCCGCTCGGAGCAGCCTAGGTACAACATCGTTCACAACATGGACAACCCCGGCCGGGTCGCCTACGAGCTGGAGGCGTAACCGTCGTGAGGTTTTAAGCTTACATCTTGGTAGACTAGCTTCAACTTATCAGGAAGCGAGGGAAGAATGACGACTCGGAGACGTGGCACACACTCGGGCGCGGCGAGTAAGTCCGAGAGCCAACTCGGGCGGAACGCGTACCCGTGGTTACCTGAGCACAACACACCTCCTCTGTCGCCTATACTCTATAGCGCCGCCGTGGTGAAGGCCGCTGACCCGCACGTGCAGGCGGCGGTCACACGCTCCGAGATGATCACGCGAAGTGGTCTACCCGAGGAGGTGTGGTTAGGACCCAAGAAGACTCCCCGGAGTGACGTCGTCGACGTGACCGACGAGGCGTACCCACCTCACCGGCGCAAGGTCGCTCCTAAGCTCGTGGACGCGGCGGAGGCGAAGACGTTCGTGGACCGGATCCTGGCCGTGCGTAACGCGGGCGGCTCGCGAGGCCGGATCGGCGAGCTCGCCGGTCTCGGCACGGGAGGTAAGATCTGGCGGATCGAACGCGGTAAGTTGTACGTGGACGAGGTCTCTCAGCTCGACTCCGCCCTGCGGCAGCTCGAACTTGAACTTAAGTTGGTGCCGGTGTCGTGAGTCGTGGTCACCAGTACGTCGAGTCCGAGACACCCTGTCCCAACTGCGGCAACGCCGGACTTGCGATCGTGTACGACGACAGCGGTCCTGTACTTCAGTGCGACGAGTGTGGCGAGATCTACGACGAGCACGAGACGTTTGACTCGAGTCGACGTCGAGGTGGACTTATCGAGTGGCTAAGGAGCTGGTGGTGACGGACGTCGACATGACCGCGTTTCAATCTAACGAGTTTGACAACGAGCTTAAGCGTCGGCAGGCCGAGGGGATCGGCGCGCGCTGTCGAGGGTGTGGCCTGTGGTGGTCCGGGACCAACACCGCGCACTGCTCGAGGTGTCACCAGACGTTCACAACGGTGTGGGGCTTCGACGCGCACCGGATCGGTGGCGACGACGACCGGGTGTGCGTGAACCCGGCGTTGATCCGCGACGGCGGGGAGCCTCTGCGTCTCGTCGAGCGTGGAGGCGCGCAGGCGTGGGCGCGTCCGATCGACGAGGCCGCACGCGACCGACTGGCCGCCTCGCGTCCCGGACGCACGCCGCAGGAGTGAGACGTCGAAACACGCCGAAGCCGCCACACGAGAAGCCCGCTAGTCGGTCGTATCGACTAGCGGGTTTGTGTGCCTGCTGCGTGTTAGCCAGGTGCTAGCTGGGTGCCGCTAGCCGATCAACTGACGCCACTACGGAGCTACGTCGACCGGTCTGGATGCGGTACGCCTCGTCCCACGCCTCGAGCCACCTCCACGCGTGATCGTCGAGCCGGAGGGTCTCCGCGACCTCACGACCCGCGTGTGATAGCTCGGCGCGTCGCGTCGGATCCCGCCGCAGGTCGCGGAGGACGCGGTACCAGTCCTTCGGTCGCTCGGCGAGGACCCCGCAACCTAGCTTGTGTAGTGCGGCGTACTCCGTTCGCGGTGAACCTACCCACGGAACACCCACGGCCGCAAGTTCAAGTGGTTTAAGCCAGCTCTTAGCACGGTTGAATCGTGTGTCCGCGAGGGGGGTGATTCCGATCCCGATCTTCGCGACCGCGGTCGGCCAGTCGAAGATGTTCGAGGCGCCACCGCCGGGAGGATCGTCCGGAAGCATGAACGCCCGGCCGCAGCCCTCGGGTCGACCGACGATCCTAAATTCCGCTCCCTCGTTCACAAGTCTTGAAACCGCGGGTCCGACCACGTCGGGATCGTTCGGATGCGCGTGTAACATCGCCGGCCAAGCGATCACGTCCGAGTCGTCGTGAGGTATCCCGAAGTAGTGAGGTGCCAGCACGTTCCGCAACACCGCTCCACGACCGTGCGGAGCGTAGATGCGAAGGAGAGCAGGTGAACTTACCGTCACAAGTGTCGCCTCCGCGCACGCGTCGTGCAGGTGCTGCCAGCCGTGAAGAAGTGGTTTGCCGAAGCCATCACGCTTACCCGAGGTCGACGGGTGAAGACCCGTGAAGGCGGGATTACTCGGATGTATGGACGTGAGGTCGTCGTCGATATCCACCACCGTGGCGATGCCTCGTTCACGTATGAACCTAATGACGCCTGAGAGCCACTGATGTGTCACGCGCTGGAAGACCACCACGTCGACGTCTGGGGGTAGGTCGACGCTCTTCACTTCACCCGTGTGAGAGAGTCCTACGCGGACGCGGCGGTCTTCTTGCGGTATCACGGTAACGTCGTGACCCTGCCGGATGAGAGCTTCACCCGGCCAGATCAGCCTGTGGTAGCCGCAGCCCTGCTGGTCGGCCGGGTAGACGAGAACCCTCACGTAGCTACCTCGTACTCTTGGCGCCCGTGGACTTCGTCGAGGACCTCGGTGCCTCCTTGGTGGGCTCGTCGGCCTTCGCCGGGGTCGACGTATCGGACGTCGGGGCGGTCGCCTTGGAGGAGGACTCAGCGGACTCCGGACGCGTGGTCTCGAGCTCACTCACACGTCGCTCCAGCTCGTTCACGACTTTGGTGAACTCGTCGCGGAGCTCGGTAAGTGCGTTACTTATCCTCATATCGATTCCCACTTCGGTCACTCTCCCTCACTAGGTGGATCTTCTTCACATCCGAGTAACGTGTGCCGTCCAGATCCCGTACAGGTACGGCTCGCCGTACGGCCGCGAGTCGACCTCGTCCGTCTTCACAACCGTGAAATCTACTCTCTGTAACATCTTCGTCACGTCGTTCGCGGACCACGCCCAGTAGTGCTCGGCGTTCGTGTCGTTCCAGTTCTCGACCGGGGTGCTGAGCACGAGCCACCGGGTGACGTCGTGAACCTGTCTTAAGACTGCCTCGGGATCGTCGAGGTGTTCGATCGTCTCGCCGCAGACGAAGAGATTCACCTGCGACAGGCGATCGACCGTCCGCTCGATCGGACCTACGTATGGGTAACCCGGCGCGAAGTCACCGAGGATGACGTGCACGTCGGAGTTGCACTCGGCCGCGATCGTCCGCGCCACGTGACCGTTGCCACAGGAGAGATCCGCAATCGACGTGATAGGTTCACCGGCGCGGACGAGCGCGACGCCGTGATCGATCATCTTCTGCACACGCTCACCGTGACCACGTCCGTAGAGGTTGTGATCGTGAGGTTGCGCGTACAGGGTGGCGAGGACGTCGTCCGACCACCTCGGGCGGAGTCGGGTAGGTGTCACCTTCTCACAACCGAACGGTCGTGACCGCGCAGCTCGATCGCCGGGATCGCCTCAGGGAAGTGTCGACCAACAACATCCTTGCGGACGTACGTGAGTAGGCCGTGATACCGCTGCGCGTCGTAGTAGAGACACGGATCATCACTCATACCCGCGTCACGATCCCACCGCCAGCGAATGAAGCGAAATAGATCACGTCTGAGCATCACGTACGCGGCCGTGGCCATATGCTCCTCGACCGGGTAGTTGGGATACCTCTCCCGCTGCCACGGACCCGTGAGGCAGTAGGTGGAGCACTCACCACCCACGATCGGGTGATCCATCTCGACGAGCTTCGGGATCGTGTCCTCTTGCGGTAGGAGGTCCGCGGCGAGGAATAGGAGATGTGAGTAGTCACCCTCGCAGGCGCGATCTGTGACGAGGTTCTGACCCATCGTGATATGCCGCAGGCGGTTCGCCGTGGTAACCTCGGTGCGCCCGTCGTCGAGGCTGAACGTCCACCACGACCCGTTCACCTCGCGGAGGCGCTCGAGTAGCGGTGCGAACGGCTCGAGTCCTCGCGCGTCCACCTCGATCGCGGCGAAGAAGTCAACGCCGTCGGGCCACGACTCTCGCATCTTCTCCGCGCGCCGCAGCCACGAGGACCAGGTGAACTCGTTGTCCATGACGTACGCGGCGAGCGTCGTCCCCACCAGAACACGCACGTGACCTCCTACGGGATTCCCATGCAGTACGCGTCTAGCGTAACGGGGGTAGCCGTCTCGGGTGCTCGTATGGACACCTCACCGCCACCGGCGATGCGGACGATCGAGGCACCTACGATCAGGCTACCACTCGATGCCGCGGTGAAGTAGCCGTAACCGTGACACGCTTGCTCACCACCGCCACCCGCGATCGAACTAAATCCTACGGTACCACCCACCTGCGTGCTCGCCGTCGTCGGGTTACTGGGCGCGCCCGAGATGGCACTGGTCCGGAGACGTTGAGCCCACGCGGTCGCGTTCACGCTGACGTCGATGCGCCCGTGGAGTTCAACCTTGTACTTAAGACCCTGTATGACGGGAACCGATAGCCACATGTCAGTGTCAAACGTCTCAGCTCCCGCGACCGTGGTGAAGGTGTTCGCACCTACACTCTGCTTCAGCCACGTCACCGTCCCGTACAGTGAATTGTGACCACCGATCACGAGTAAGTCAGTGTCGTTCTGGAGCACCCACACCGTGTCGTTAACCGTAGGTAGGTAGCCACCGCGCATGAAGGCGACACCGAGGACCGGGTTTGAGTCGTCACCTCCGAGTGAGATGTCACACGTGGACGTCGAGACGCTCACGTTGAGGACGACCGCCTGGCGGATCCGTGCGTAGACCTGCGGGCTTCCCACCAGTGCTTGAGAGAGCTCGTGGTGTATCCGCTGTAGGCTGGACGTCACGTCACTGTCACCACCAGCCGGGCGCGCGTCGTCAATGACATGCTCTGTGAGCCGCGCACGGGAACCTCGAGCGTGTCGAGGATGAAGTACTGGGCGATGCCGCGCGATGTAGACGCCACGTACACGATGTCACCGGTGTCCAGCGCCGGGTGTCCCCACGAACTGAAGTTCACCTGCTGCGCGATGCCTAGTTGCGCCTGCAGCTCCTTAAGGGCGCGCGCCTCGGCCTGCGCCTTCGACGCTACCTTCGAGTCCGTGATGATCGGCATCGGACGCTTACCGAACGGACCCCCATACCTAGTCACACTCGTCGGCTCGAGGTCACGTACGGTCGCTCTCACGGGTGCCGTCAGCGACGTGTTCTCACCCGTCACCGTGACGGAGTTGTAGTTCTCGCCGGTCCACGTCTGGATAGGACCCGGCAGTAGCATGCTAGTGGCGCTTGAGTCGTCGAACGACCACGCTACCGGGTCAGAAATGGGATCCGGTTCGGGTTTCATCTGCGCGACGCCCATCGGATCGAAGAAGAGTCTCATACCGATGTTTGCCGCGAGGTCTTGCGCGACACCCCACGGATTCGTGTTCGGGTCATAGGTCATTAACGCGGTAACCTCGCCCGTGGTGGGGAAGTTGTACGTGACGTCAGGGTACGCGGTGGTAATGATGCTGGTGACGGCTGTAACCACGTCCGTGCCCGCCGCGATCGTGAACGTGTCCTCGAAGAGCGCCCCCTCCACGATCCACGCGCGGTCGTAAACGTGATCAAGTACGATCTGGCCGGACTGTGTCTGCACGGCTGTGAAACGAAACGTTCCCAGAGGAACGTACTCGCGGTCGGTTCCGCTCAACACCTCCGTCGCGGTAGCGTCACGGTAGATCAAGCCGCGCCAGAGCCGCAGTTGGCGACCCACAGGTATGAGTAGGTCGTTGATCGCGTCGGGTGTAAGAGTGCCGTCGCGATCCACGAGTGTGAGTCGCGCCGAGCGCTGCACGGCCGACCGTGACACACTTACGACACCGTCGACGACGACTCCCATGTCGGTGAGGTCGGCGATCACCTGATCATCTTGAATGATCTCAACCTTCTGCAACACCGTATGACTATAGGGTAGTGAGTCCGCGAACCTCGACGAGATCGGCCACACGTCAAACCGCCGGAGCCTGGACGATGCGGCCGGTCCACGTGTACTTAAAGATCGCGGGTCGTAGTCGCGTGACCGGGTAGTCCGTGACGCGGACGTACCACTGCCCGCCGTCCGCCCACTTAATTAAGACACCCGTGTTGGTGCGTATGAGCTGATCAAGTCGAAGGAGCTCCTCGTTGCTGGCCGCAACCACCGAGAGGCTGACCTGGTGCCCGAGCCAGTCACGCAGGAAGACCGGGTCGTCATCCCGACCGAGTGGGTGAAACTCCGCGAAGTCCTCAACCGGTGACTGCACGTCGTTGTACTGAACGCTCACCACATACGAACGCTCAGGCTGTAGTGGATCTAAGATCAGTGAGGCTGTCGGCGCGTTTAAGTAGATGACACCGAAGACACTCGGGTTTGACGCGATCGTCACACCACCGACCGTCACACTCTGTCGCATTCGGTAGTACACAGGTCTCGCTGGAGGAATCTCGTAGTCGCTAAACGTGATGGTCTGACCGAGGTCGTAGCCGAACGGTAGGCCGACGGTCTGCGCCTGGTCGACGAAGCGCACCGGCTTCCACACGATAGGACCACCTCGACCTACGTGATCGTCGGTCGCGGTTGAGCCGAGCCAGAAGCCTACGCGTGTCACGTAGATGCCGACCGGCTGCGCTGACGTGTGGTTAGTGAACACGCCGCGCGCCGAGGTAGCGAGCGCCGTCGCGACGCCGGTTACGATCACCTGCTGAGGTGTCGTCGTCAGTGTGACAACACTGCCGGTCGAGGTGCCACGTACCGTGGTCGCGTCGTCAGCCATCCAGTCGATCTTAGGTGTCATGTCTACGGTGCCGGTGACGGTCCACGCCCAGAACGACAACACGTGTTGAAACCCGGCTAACGCCGGGAACTGCCAGTCACCGTCGTAGGCACCCGCGTACGCCCACGAACCGATGAGTAGACTCGCGGCCGCCGCGCTGCGCGGTGACCAGAGGATCGCACCTGACGGCTGGTTGTCGTGTGTGCCGTTGCAGGGAAGACCCGCGACACCTACACCACGCTGGAGGTTGTTTATGATCGGCTGGTAAATGATCTTATCTAGGCCGGCGTCGTCGACGACGCGGAACCCGTACGTGGCGGTACGAAGTTCGGATCCCCCGGAAGCGACCTGCGACGACGCCCAGTTGTACGCTTGACCACGTATGTTATCGATGCGCTCACCACGCTCGAGTGTGATGACTTGCGTCGTGCTGTTACCTCCTACCGTCCACGTCGTACTCGAACCGATCATTAAGCTGACCTTGTCGACGCGGTGTAACTCGGCCGCGCCACCGGTCGCGGCGACGTTGACTCGTATCACCGCGCTGACGGCGTTCGAGGGTGATGTGAACGTCGCGCTAGCTTGCGTGTATCCAGCGTTCGTGTCGGTGACAGCGACACCCATGTCGGTCTGGATGGTCGCACCCGCTCCGTTCAGCCACCGGATACCGACGGTGCAGGATCGTCCCGTGGTGCCGGCGCGGAACGACGCGAGCGCGGTGTACTGCGTCCCACCTTTAACGTGGTAACCAATGGTAGGATCTTGACCACTGGTCGCGGACATGGCACCCGCAGCGGTTGAGCTAAGTTGTAGTGACCACGAGCCGTCCGCCGCGTCCGTACTCACGCGCGAGATCGAGCAGTTAGTCTCGGCGGTCCACTGGTTCACCGACGTCTCGAACGAGGCCGTGTCGGCGGTCAGTAAGTTAAGCGGTGCGGTTGCGGTAATGACAGCTCGGTAGCCAGGGGGTCCACCGGTAGCGGTAAGACTGATGAACGGTGTCGGCGGTGGGGTGAGTGCGATCGTAAACGCGCTCGACAGCGCCCACGGCGAGAACCAGTCGTCACCGTTGAAGTCCTGTGCTGCCTGCACGTACGCCTTGTAGGTAGTGCCGTTCACGAGGTCCACACCGACCGTGATCGTCGCCGCGTCGCCGGCGAGGATCGTCGAGTCCCACGTCGCTACGGATGTGCTAGGATCGAATCCCGTCGTACCATACTGCGCCGAACTGAAGATCTTAACCCGGTAGGCGACCTGCTGGTCGCCGTCCGCGTTCGCGTTGAAAGACCACGTGATCGTCGGCCTCGTCGTGGTAGTGTGACCACTCTCGACGACACCGGTGACCGTAGGTTGGTCACGCACGTCCACGTCGAAGTACAACTCACTCACACGGACGTTCTGGTGACCCGTTCCGAGAGAGTACCAGAACGAGAGAAACGCCCACGTCGACTCGACGAGCGTCTCGGTCCACTCGGTACCGTGCCCACTCTGCGGGTGGGTGCGCCAAACACCCGTGAACTGCGTGAAGGACGTCGAGTTTGCGGTCTGCACCTTCTCGATGAAGGTATCTGAGCTGTCAGAGAGCCGGGTACTCAAGCCCAGCGTCGAGGCGTGACCTCCGTCAGCCGCGTTCTGCCGGATCCGCGCGCGGTAGCGCACCTGCTTAATCCGTTGAGTCGCCGAGACCGTCAGCGTCGCGGTGGGAAATCGGACGAACGCCTTGCAGTTCGGATAGTTGGACCCGGTGGTACCGACGACGTACGTCGCGTCGTCGTCCGGACTGTCGTCGATGAGTGACCACATCGCCGCGCCGGCCGAGAGTGTCATATTCGTCTTCGAGATGTCGCCACTCGGACGCAAGGTGGTGACCGTCATCGGCGAACACCTCCCGTCTGAATCTTACGAAGTAGGTCGGCGAACGCGCGTCCGATCATCTCCTCGATCTCCTCACGCGTATGGTTATCCCAACTCCCGCCACCCGCGTGAACGGTCAGTTGCACCGCACCCGGCGCGATCGTGATCGAACCACTCCCCGCGACACTACTTGTCGGTGAGGTGGGTCGGGTGTTGACGAGACCACCTAGCTGACCGGTCGGTGACGAGCCGATCGTTCGGAGGGTTGAGGTGAAATCATTTGACCTATTAAGACGTTCGAGGAACTGGCGGACACCCGGTCGACTCACGGCGTCGGCGTTCACCATGAACTCACCTGGTGCGGCGCCGATGAGTAGTGAGTCAATACCTCTCTTACCAGGTCCGCTGATGTACCCACCTGCAGCCTGAAGTCCGGCGAGCGCGGGTGCGTTCAGAGGTGGGTGCCACTGCGACAGGTCGGTGACGTAGCGACCCGTGATATGCACGGTGTGGTCACGCAGGTTCTTGAGGTCGTGCTGGATCGTCGCGAGCACGCTGCGTGCCTTCGTGACGTTGACGTTGACCGTCGCGGTAGGATGCTGCTGACCGAAGACACCTAGTGAGGAGATGATCTGGTTCACGGCCGCGTCGTTAAAGCCGAGCTGGTGGTAGTGCGCGCGAAGGGCTCCTAGGTCTGCCTGCAGCGTCGCGGTCGCTCGACTGATACCCACACCGCGCTTAATCTGCGCGTCGTAGTCGGCTACCGCCGCCTTCACATTTGAGATCAACGTCTGCCGCGCGGAGTTACCGGCCACTGTGTTACCGTTCAGCGCGAGTGTCTGGCTTCGCTCGGTGCTACTTAAACCCTTGAGTGAGACGTCCAGCGCGAGCACCGCGGCCTGGAACTGGAGGTGAGTGGACTGGGCGTCGAGGTTCACGTTCGCGAGGTTCTCCAGCGCGGCGCGGACGGCGTCGATCTTCGCCCGCTCGTCGGCTAACGCCTGGGCGGCCGTCTTCGTCGCGGTGGTCTGCCCGCCGGTCGCAGTCGTCGTCCCCTGTGTTGCCGTGGTGACACGTTGGTTCGCGGCGGTCGCCGCGTCGTACAAGCCAAGTTGATTCACCAAGGCTGCGGAGTTCTTCTCCGTGGTGAAGACGTCGTCGTTCTTAGTGCCGACGTACGCGACGATCGCGGCGTTCACCTGGTCAACGGCAGACTTATTACCCAGAACCGCGTTCGTGTACGTACCCGTGGCAATGCCGAGGTGCTGCGCGATCTCGAGCAGACCTTTCTGCTCGAGCTGCTGCGCGACCATCGCGCGCACGTTATCATCCACCACGCCGTTACTCGCCCTTAAGGCGTCGGCGAGGGTGCCTACCGCATCCTTATGTTCCTGCACGCGCGCCTTCGCCTCGGCGTGCTTCTGCGCCCAGATGCCGATGCCGATCGCGGCAAGTCCTATGATCGCGTTGAGGCCGAACGCGCGCGCCTGCGCGACCGTCATCGACACGCTGAGTGTCCGCATTCCGGCGGCCGCGGCGACAGTCCGCGCATACATACTCTGCACCGCAGTGCTGATGTAAGTGAAGAGTTGACTTACAAGTGTAAGACCCTTCGAGATGACGATGAACGCGGCAAGCGCCGTGCCGATCCCGATCAGCGTAGTCTTATGATGACCTAACGTCTCGAGGACGTTACCGATCCCGTGGAACACACCGGTCACAACGGTGCCAACACCGCTGAGGTTACTTATGAGACTTGTCGTACCGCCAATGATCGCGTTCGTCGCCTGAAACACCTTAAGCATGACGGGAATCACCGCGTTGCCGATGCGTGCCTGGAGGTTCTCAAACTCAGCACGTAAGATCCGCTGCTGGTTCGCGGCCCCGCTGGACGTACGTGAGAAGTCTCCTAGAGCGGCTCCCGCACCCTTCGTTAGGAGTGTGAACGTCGCGAAGGCGAGCTGCTGCTGGGTAAGTTGACTCGTACTCTTAAGACCCGTCTCACGCAGGGCCTCCTGCTGCACCGTCGCGGCCTGAAGTGTAGGCACAAACCGCTGAACCGAGTCGTACTCGCCACGAAACGCGGCGGTGATCGACTCGATGACGTCGCTCGGGTCGGCGTTGTGAAACGACGCGAAGTCAGAGGCTAGCTTATCGAGTTGGATCGACATGTCCGCCGCGACCTGCGGACCAATCTTAAGTCCTTGAAAGAGGTTACCGAACGTTGAGATCGCGTCTTCGGCCTGCTTCTTCGACTGGCCGAGTGCCCTGTCGGCCGTCGCTGCGAACGTCTCAACACTGGCGGCCGCAGGACCGAACACGGTCCGCGTCTTCGACACGGTCTCGTTAAGATCGGACGCCGCGCTAAATGATCCTTTGAAGAACTGAAACACCGCGGCGCCAGCCGCGGCGCCTGCTGCCATCTTACCGAACGAGTTGGTGATCTCCTGACCGGCACTCTTAAAGTGGCCCTTAATCCTACCGGTCGACTCACGTGTGTCGGCCTCGACTCGCTTTACTGCCGCGCTAGCGCCCTTAAACGACGTGGACGCCTTCGTCCCTGCGTCAGTAAACGCCCGCGTGGTGGTAACACCTACGCGACGTGCGGTCTGCTCGACCCCGCCGAGAACGGTCTTGACCGACTCGCTACTCTTTCGAAACGACGTGCCGACGTTCGTTCCCGACTGGTTGACGCGAGTGTCGACCTTGCCGAACGCGGCGTCAACCTCGGCCTTAAGCTGCCGGTTGAACTTATCGAGCTTAGGTAGGAGCTCGACGTACGCCTGACCGATCACACCACCCGACGTCACGTCAGGTCACACCCATCTCGGCGAGGAACGTCTGACTCGCGTCCTCGTCACCAAACCACCACGCGGGTGCGTTAAGTGGAACGTCATCGAAGGTAGCCGGCACCGCGACGTTCACACCACTTCGAGGTACGATCCAGCGGCGAACGCCGAGCACGTTGTCGAGGCGTTGTCGGTCCGTGTCACCCACCCCCCGAACGACGGCGGCGTAGATTAAGTTAAGAAAGCGGTCGAACGTCAGGGTGAGTGGGTCAACTCCCCGAGTGGCAAGTTCACCGTCGAACCGGTGCCATCGCCCGGGTTCGAAGATCCATCCGAGGAGCTCTCGGATGGCCCGGTAGGGCGTTGACCGTACGACTCGAGTAACCACTCAATGATGCTGTCGACCTGCTGAATGTCGATCGGACTTTCCATGCTGCCGAGACGCTTACCGAACCGCGCGGCACTCTCAGGTTTAAGCATTATCTCGAAGATCCGTCGGATCGCCGTCCGGTCGCTGTTCGCGAAGATCTCGGCTGACGTCGCGAGCGTCTCGAGCAGCACCTCGACGGGCAGCGCGGGCCACGCCTCGAACTCCTCGCCGTCGACCGTAAACCTAAGATCAACGCGGGGCTTCGAGAAGTCCTTGAGCTGGGTCACCCATCATCACCTCACGTCGATCGTACGGGAGACGACGTCGCGCTCCGCTACGAGGTCCTAGCCGCGGCCAGCGCCTCGGTTAGGAAGGGCTTACCTGGCGTCCCGCGAACGCTCTTCGCGAAAACGATCTTCGATCCACCTCGCGGGGTGAACACCAGGAACCGACCGGATTTCGGTAAGATCGGTCGTCCTCGAGGACCGTAGATCCCGGTACCCTCGTGCACGTACAGCGCGTAGTCGAGGCTCGATCCGATGCGTACTCCCGTTACGGATCCACGTGTAACCACGTCGAGGTGAATATCTGACCGCAAACGTCCGTGATCAACCGGGCAGAGACGCTTCGCAAGCGTTTCCACCTTCTTACCACGTTTAACCATCTCACGGACGACGACACCCGAAGACGAGTGAAGAAGTTGGTTGACCGCACCCGCGTCGATCCGCACGCTAACTGGCATCGTTCGTCCTAATCAACGACACCTGCACCAGCAACTCGGAACCTACGCATCCGCCGTCAGGTCCGCGCGTAACCGAAGGACCTATCGCGTAGTCGGCGATCACGCGATCATCTTTCAACTCCGTCAACCCGCAGGTCACACCGTTAAGCACTAACTTTGCGTCCACCACGTTGACCAGCGCAGCCTGCTCGAGCCGTGCGCACGGCACCGTGGTCGAGTCTCCCTGCGGTAGCGGCGCGCAGCGAATGATCTGCACGAGGTACTCGCCGACGAGCTCACCCGCGGCGCAGGGTGTGTCGAGAACGCTCTGGTTAGGAAACGTGTCGGTGAGAAACAGTCGCGTGAGCGACACCGAGAGCTGACCACACTCAGTGTCGCAGGTGTCCCACGCGATCGCGCCGGGAACGACACACTTAACCGCGGGTTGACCCGCGGGTGACGTACTCAGTGAGTCCCACGCGAGGTCGCGGAGTATCACACCGACCTGGTAGTAGGCGTCACTTCCGGTGATCACTAGTTGACCACCCGGTGAACGGGACCGTCGACGCGGTACGTGCGCGCACGCGATCGTAGGCCAAGTGGGTTCACACTACGTATGAAGATGTCGGTGAGGTAGAGACCGAGAAGACCCTTACCGAGGTTCTCCGTGAACGAGGGAAAGCTAATCGTCACACCCTGTCGCGCGAGCTGGGTAATGTGTCGTGGCAGTCGGCAGTCTTCACCTCCGAGAGCCTTAAGAAACTCACACGCCAGCTCGCCGAGTGCGAGCTGGCCGATCGTCGGAACGGGTCGACCCATCACCGCGGTCACGGACCACGTACCGACGTGTGTGTCGTCTTGCGCGAGGTCGTTACACCGAGGCCACGCACCACCGTCGAGACGAACGAGTAGGTCGTGGCCGTCGAGGCGGTACGCACCCGTGACGAGAACCGCGCCGTCGACCCGCACCTCAGTGATCGACTCGATAGGTCCCGGTAGCCGCACCTGCTCGAGTGTGGAACATGAGCACGCGTCGTAGCAGGCACCGCAACTTACGATCGAGTACCAGGAACCACGCCACGAACTAGACCATCCAGTGGTCCAGGCAGTCGGCCAGGGATTCCACCCGAAAGGAAAATCACGGTAGCACTCGTCGCGACACGGTCGAATCTTTACTGTGCAGATACCGAACTGCATACCCGTAAGTTCGTCGAGAACCTCCTGCGCGGCCGCGGCCGCGTACGCGAGAGCGGTCACCGGCTGCGACGTGACGTCGCAGCTCCAGATGATCGGCCACTCGTCGCAGGCTACCGACACTAGGCACCCACTTCTCTTACGTTAGTAAGGTGCGACCACACTGGTTGACGGGCGGCGCGTTCGTCGTGATGTTCCACAGCCAGTGCTCGGTTCCTACGACGTTGTTGGCGGCGCCGGTAGGTAGATAAGACGTACCCGTTCCGGGTCCGTCACCCCACTGCGTGGCCGCGGCAAACGTCTCGAACGTGAACTGAAGCTGCGACAGGCCGTTCTCGATCGTGTAGTTGCCGATCTTCGCGTTACCACCGTGTGGCCACGCGTTGTACACGTAACGCTGGAGCCCCGAAGCGTCACACGCGCCGGAACCCGCCACCTGCTGCCACACCTCAAAGCTAAACTTGTTCGTAGGCGTACCCTCCGAGAGGGCGAAGCCGTAACCCGAGACCGGTGCCGACGTCGCAAGCTCACGCGCCGAGAGAATGTACGCGATGCCGTCGGGGTCGATCGAGCAGAGGTCGACCGTGTTCTCCATACGCTTGAGTGTCGGCGCGTCCTTCTGGTTCACGCAGGCGTCGCCGCTCGCGGTCCGCTCGAAGAACTCCACGCCTTCCTCGTACTGCGGTGACATCTGCACCTGGATAAAGCTCTTGCTGACGATGACCTGGCTACTCGCACCGGTGACGGGAACACCGCAGACGTCGAGTGCCACCATGCGAAATACGGTGCCCTTGATCGGACTTGCGCAGACCGCAGCCACTTCGCCACCTCCCCCTAGACCGGTACGCTCACACTCGTGAGTACGCCGAACAGACAGCAGTCGTACGCGAACACGTACGTCCGCTCCACGATCATCTCCAGCGTGTTCTCCGCGCGGTTGATCATGGCAGATCGCGGCTGGTCGAGGACCTTGATGTCGCTACGCCGCATACTCACCGCACCCGTGGCGTAGAGCCAGGTGGATCCGGCTGCGGGTGCGGCACCCGCGGGGCTAGTCCCAGGATAGCCGGAACCCGCCGCGATCCGGTTGCCGTTCGCGGTGTAGAGTACCGCACCTCGAGGATGAACAAGTCCCCACGCGTCCAGCGTCGGCAGCGCGGCCTGCGGAACGTGAATCACTCCGACGCCGTTGTAGCACCTCGCGATCGCACCCTCGAGTAGACCTAGGGCCTCGGTTACGTGAAGTGGTGTCGCGCCACCGGTGACCGTTACCGTCGCGAGTTGGAGGACGATCGACTGCTGGTCGACCACCGCCGCGTTCGCCGCAAGGTGAGGAAACGCGACGACTTGCCCACCCGAGATACCCGTCCAGAACGAGTTCTCAACTTGATAAGGCTCGGTCTGGGAGAGCGCCCGAAGTGCGTCCTCACGAGCCGTTTCGAGTCCACCCACGGGTGAGCAGTCAAACTTCGTCATAACCGTGAACGGCGTCGCACCTCGGTAGGTGACGTCGACGTTGTCGGTCTTTGACGCCGGAGGTGGTGGCGCGCCCGCCTGGGCGGGAGACGTCCCGCCCGTCACGACGAGACACTCGTCGTACGTCGTGCTGTTGGCGCCGGACGCACACACGGACTTCCAGGTAATCCCGTTCATCCAGTGTGCGTCCGGCGTCCCCGGCTGATCCACTACGGAGAGTAGGCCGTACGGAGACGGTGTGAACGTCGGTGGGTCGACCACGAGCCTAGGACCGGCCATCGACGTTCACCCCCCACTCACCGTTGGTACCCTCTCCTATGATTACCCTTACAGGTTCGGCGCCGAGGTCGACGCGTTCGGCAGCAGCGCCGAGACGCTGAAGGCGATCGTGTAAAGCCGGGACTCGTGACCCACCATGGCGACGAGGTGGCACTCCTCGGACCACGCCGCGGTGAAGTCGTTCTCGGCGTTGAGTACCGAGTCGCGGATCACACCGAGGTCGAGACTGAGGCCGTCACCTCGAAGGAAGGTACCGGCCGCGTACACCAGGACCTGCGCGGACGTCGGCCACGCGGTTACCGCGGCCGACGTGTTGCCGAACTGACTTGCACCTCGCTCCTGGAAGTCACGTACCCACTGCACCCGGATGTTCCGGTCCGAGAAGAACTGGTTGATCTGGGCCGGCGTGACAGAGGTCGTCTCCCACTCACTTGACCGCCAGAGGAACGACGCCGTCATCACCGCGGTGAGCCAGGCAGGCGCGACGACCTCGATCACCGCGTTATTCGACATGCCGTACTTCGCGCGGTAGTCGGTGGCCGCGAGGGCGAGTCCGTTCAACACCTGCGTGACGGTGTCGTTGGCCTCGGCGTACCCGCCACCGCTGATCGCGACTCCCGAGAGACTCACCATCGTAGAGATGATCCGCTGGTTCATCGCGTGATCGTGCGCCGCTACAAGGAGCCGTAGGAAGTTCTGCGTCTGCTCGGGGTAAGCGTCATCCGTGAGATTACCCGCGGTCAGACACACCCCGTAGCACTCGAGTCGCCGCTCGTTGAACGTCGTGCACGGAACACGAATGCACGGCTTGTTGGTGGAGCCGGTGACGGTCGCGGCGTCGTCCTGCTCGGTCCAAAGCCACGGGTTGGTGGTGTTACCGAACGTGTTCGCGAAGCCGCCGAACCCGGGACTTGCGTCGGCCAGCGACGGCGAGGTCGGGAAGCGGATACCCCCACGCGTGACGCCGAACGTCGGTAGGTCGATCAGGCCGTCCACCTCGGCGATGTTGAAGAAGTCGTACCGGATCTCGGACGGCGCGCACCAGCCACCGCCCGCCACCAGGGCCTTCTGCTTCTCGGGTGTGGTGAGACTCTTGACGAGTTCCTCGATGGCACCAGGACTCGTGCGCTCGTCGACCGTGTGTTCGTACGTCTTGCGGATCGTCGCCACAAGCTGCTCGGACGGCGCGCCACGCGTGACCGGCATCGACCGTGCGCGCCGGTGGAACGCGTCGACCACGTGTTCGATCGTGGTGAGTTCGGCGCCGCGGGAGACACCCGGAATGTCCACACCCGCGGTGATGACGGCCGTAGGACGCGGGATCGGCAGCGCGGGTGCGTGCTGTCGCGCCGCGGCGAGACCCTCCGCGCGCTCACTGAGTCCCGCGTACGTACCCTGCCTACCTAGGCGCTGGTCCGCGGCCGCTACCAGGGCCGCTGCGGCACCACGCGCCGCGGCCGCGGCGATCCCGTCGAGTGTGTCACGTGGAAGCTCGGCGACCGCGGTAGCGGTCCCACCACCTCCACCGGATCCCGGCGTGCCGTTCACACGGGTTGCCAGCGCAACCTTCTGCTGCTCCCGTGACAGGGTCTCACGCTTCGCCGCGTCGGCGGCGCGCACCTCGCGAGCGCTGTGCTCGGACCGCAGGCGGTCGAGGTCGTCCGCCAACTTCATCATTCGGTCGAGGGAGGCCGGCGAGACCTCGGGTTCACCTTGCAGCCGGTCGAACTCGTCCTGCGCACGCTCGATGTACGATCCCAGTTCGGCGTCACTCACAAGGGTGAGATCGCCCGGAACCTCGAGGATTTCGTCTGCCATTTTCCCCCCTCGGGAAATCACGCCGAGCGACCTACGCCGCGACGATGAAAAGGTATACGGTTCGTGTGCGATCGGTCAACTATGACATTGGTGAGGTCTGCTCGCCGGAGTTAGAAACTTCCTCTGTGTTCACCGTCCGCGGCTCGTCGGTGGTCACCACCGGGTTAGGTGCCGGCACCTGGTCCGGACGAACGACCTGCTTCGCGCAGCCACAACCCACTACCTTCACTCCTCCCTAAACTTTCGCCCGACCTGAACACGATCACGCAAGCGGTCCGCCATAAGTCGGAGCGCCCGCTGGTTAAGCTCTTCCTCGGTGACGTCGGGAACCCGGTGCGTCGAGGTGAACCCACTCGAGACGAGTGACTGGATCTTGCCGGACGCGACGTACGCCCGCGCGCGCGGCTGCTGGAACCCGGACGCGTTCACAGTCAGCAGGCCGACCATGCGCAGTGACCCGCCGATGGAGCGCCAGTCAGGTGACACCTGCCCCGACGCGCGCAGCGCGTGAA